TTAACCTAATTTGCTGTTTAATAACTCCACCTGATCCCGATCCTTATCACACATCCATTTAGAGTAAACCTTATACACCATACTGGCATCAGTATGCCCCATCTGGCTGGCGATGAAAGAGGGGATCGCTCCTGCAGACAACAACCAGCACGCGTAAGTATGGCGAGACTGATAAGGCACACGACTGCGTATTCCCGCTTTTTTTAGTCCCTGCTTCCAGCTATAGCCCAGCGCGTTTTTTGAATAATAGGGATTCGGAACGGCAAATTTAATTACGGGACGAAACACAAACCGTACGTGCTGCTGCTCAGTGCTCGCATACGCACGATGGTTAAATGTGATTTCTGTCGTCTGGTCTGCACCGGTCAGATGGAACTGATCTCTTAACGCTTCGAGGGCTGGCTCCAGCAATGTGATCGTGCGTTCTCCAGCGGACGTTTTAGGCGGCCCGAACTGATCGTAGTTGTTCAGATTCCGACTTACGTGAATTTTTCCATTGACCAGATCAACATCATCCCATCCAAGTGCGCACAGCTCCCCATGACGAAGACCAGCGTAAAAGGCCACTTTCCATAAGTTAAGAACTGAAGCCGGTAACACCGAAATGAATCGCTCGTATTCTTCCATCGTGAATGGATCCGGTGCTTTTCTTGGCCGTTTCAAAGAAGGAATATCTTCAAAAGGGCTGTTAGAAATAATGTGGCTACGTTTGGCAAATTTCAGCATGGCGCAAAGTGTGCGGATTTGCTCGTTTACCGTAGCCGGGGCACGGCCCGTTTTATTCAGATGTGGCACAACATCATTCCGTACATCCCCCAGCAACAACTCCTTCCGGTATCTTAGAATGTCGATCTGTTGAATATCGGTGATGAGGGTTTCGCTACCAACGATCCGCAGCAGAATCTTGATGATGGAATGCATATTCCGCGCTGATGCGTAGGACATTTCCAGCTCTTTGGTTCCGCTGTATTCATCACAAAGTTCCTGGAAGGTACTAATCCTCAACGTAGTTGAGAATTTTTTTGCTGCCTTAGAGCCAGGAAACTGCAGGCCATAATCGAATATCCCCATCTGGATATCACTGGTGATCTTCGCTCTGAGCTGGCCTGCTTTTTTGAGGTTGGCGTTCGTCACCAGCCAGCCTTTAAGCGTTTCCCGGCAACGAACCCCTCGATAAATGAACCATATCCGAATCTTGCCATTGTGAATTTCAACACCCGTTGGCGCCACGTCACTGCTCCTGAACGAAACTGTTTATCTTTGGGAAGTTGTACCAGAGTGTCGCCCGCGGAGAGTTGTTATCTCCTTCAGTCTGGGTTACACGCTTAAAATGAATACCTTCGATCCAGCGATGAGCGCGGTAGCAAGTTATCTGCCGCTTTGAGAGTCCAGTCCTCTCACAAAGCTTCGCTTCGACCACCCACTCTTCGTTAAAAATCACCTGTGCCATCTTTCACCTCAGGTAACCGACATCATTATAAAGATGCCGGTTGTTAAACATTGATATTTCAATATCAGGCGATCTGCCCGGGTAATGATCGCAGGCGGCGCATGCCGGTCATCGCCGTGGCCACGTAACTTGCCTTGCGGTTCACCACCTCCACCCACATCTTTACCCCTTCAACTCGTACCGTGTACGTCTCTTTCATCCGGCTGCGCCCGTAATTGCCGTAGCGTTCTGCGTGGGCCGCCAGGGCAATGTCGCAGGCTTTACGCGCCAGCGGTGACTGTGTGCTGCGGTTGATTAATCGCATAATTTCTCTACCGGGAGGGCGAACCCTCCCGCCTCCCTTAGGCCACGTATTCCGGTTTCATATCTGCCAGGGTGATGCTGAACTTATCGTGCAACTCGTCGCCCAGGTGACGTTTTGCCGACGCCAGCACGCGTTCAGCTTCTTCGAAGCGCTCGGCACCATCCGGTTCGCCGGGCTGCGGCAGGGAGTTGATCGCCGCCTCGACCCGGTTATATGCATCCACCAGGTGATAACGCTTCACGGCCTTGTTTTTCAGCTCGGTGTACAGGGCCGAACCCAGCGTGTTCCTGGCAGTTTCGATATCGGCCCGAACTGCTTTGGCGTTATCTACGTCCTGGGCGGCCTCGATGCGATCCCGGAACTCATCGGCCATAGCATCAACGTTGGCGGCTGATTCCTGCGCACTATGGGTGGTTGTTACGCTGTCACCTTTGATATCAGCCAGGCTCACACGCTGGGCGGAGGCCGGGTTAATTTCCTTCTCGGTGCGCTGCTCGACTTCATCAGGGGTATAAACGCCGAGTACGACTGCAGGGCAGTACAGGCGCGCCCAGTATTTGAGGGCCAGATATGCGATCTGCTGCTTAGGATTCGAAATCCACAGGGGAGAGTTACGCGTAATCACGCTGGACAGGAATACCGGTTCGCCCCAAGTGATCTCACTCTCACCGCGAATGACAGCCCCCACACGAACAGACAGGCCTTGCTCGTCAACACTGGTCCAGCCGCGTACCATTTCTTTTTTGTCGTACGTACCGCCGCCTTTCGCTGGCTTCTTAACGATCTCCTCGCGACTGCTGGCGCATTTCGACCAGTCACCTTCGTACTCATAGTGAAAGCGGCCAACGATGGCGTTGGAGCTGGAGATCACCGCGTTTACCAGCTGCGCCTCGTAGCCCAGCACGCCGTTGACCAGGTGCGTTTTCTGCGCCACCGCGTACGGGTTCATCCCCCACTGCATAGCCTGCATGATGATGGCCATGCAGTCGGCTGGGTTACCACGAAGATGTTCAGGAACCGTTACGGCTGCCTGGGCCATTAAACCGGCAACGGCCTGCAGCTGGGTTAATGCCTGCACATTGAAGATGGCGTTGCTGGCAGAGATAGTGTTTGGAGCCTGCTGCTCCGCGGTTACGATATTCATGTTTTCCATCATCATTCCCCTTATGCCTGAGTACGCAGCGCTTCAAGGCGGCGCTGGTCGAAGTCGTTCAATTCGTCGGTGTAGTCTTCGGTGATCGGCGCTGGCCACACGCCAGTGTCGAAAGCGTTAGCGATGCTATTCATGGTCTGGCGATATTCGAGCATGCCCAGCTCAATCAGTTCTTCGCTGGCCTCAACGATGGCGATCCAGTGATAACCCTCGTCTTTGTTAACGAAAATCCAGAAGAACTGATCCAGCGCCGCGGTGTTCATGTACATTGCCGCGCTGAGGTGATAATCGCGGTCGATGATTTCACGGTGCAGTCGAGAGCGCAGACCGGACTGCTTCACGTTCCACATGCTGATGGTTTTCAAGTCGGCCCCGATGCGAACGGCGTCGATGTCGATTTCCAGATCCGGGCGCACGCGGATTTCCAGCCCGGTCTCCTCATCGATGCCGAAATAGCTCGTTTCAACAGAGCGATCAGGGTGCAGTAGCAGCTTGCCGGCACTCGGGTGCTCGTGCAGTGCTTTCTGAATGGCCAGCGCCGTTTGCATCTGCTGCTGGGTAACCAGAATCTTGTCGCCCGGGTTCTCGCGCCACGCATCCAGCAGTTCGTCAGCAAATACCGCATCCGGCATAACGGATTTCACCGCCTGGATCATCTCCGCTTTGGTACCAGACACTTTCAGCGGTGCGGGTTTCTGCGCTTCCTGCGCCACCAGGTCAGGGTTGATGATCGCCAGCTGCTCGAGGAGCGCATCACGGCTGCCGCTGGTTTTCACCGGCGCGGGCAGGGTGGCGTTGTACTCTTTGATGCAGGCCTTCATGGCCGTGGCGGTATGTTTCGTGCCGTTCTCAATTCGCTGATAAACCTCTGGCAACTGCTCATAAGCTGCGTAGGTTTCATCAACTGATGCACCCAGCGGCAACTGTGCGGGCAGGGTGGCGTTGTACTCATCCAGCAGTTCCTTGATGTCGTCGGCACTCAGCTGCGCTGGCAGGCTGGCGTTATGCGAATCGATAAAGGTGCGCAGGGTCGCCGCGGTGGTGAATGCACCTTCCGGGATCACCGGCTCCACGCTGAATTCCTCTTCGAGGTTTTCCGGCTGCAGCGCCAGCGCATGCACCAGGTTACCCATATCCAGCACTTTGGAGCCTTCGCGCGGGATGGTCTTGGCGACGTGGCGCGCGTTGAAGTACATCAGGCTGACTCGGGCATCCTTCACCTGGGTGCTGCTGATCCCGTTCGCTGCGTGATAAACGTTATTCGGGAGCCCCTCATAACGGCCAGGTTCGAAGTATGCAGGGAACTCCACACCTAGGATTGATTCCTGCAGTTCACTTTCCGGCTCGACTTCCGGCTGCGTGGCGTTCGCCAGCTCCGGCGCAGCGGCGGCCAGAACTTCGGACGAATTCAGGGCATCTGTTTGCGGATCAGCTGCATCAACGCTTTCGCCTGGTGGTAACGCGTCATCAGTTTCTCCTTCCTGCGGGTTAGTCTCTTCCATCTGCACATCGCTGGTGGTCTCCGTTACTGATTCCGTTTTTTCGACTGCATTTGAGGGGGTATTGATGACCGGGTCAGTATTTCCACCCATCAGGCCATCAACAGAGAACATGCCTCCGCCGAGGTTTGCGACCTGTGGCTGGCTGGCGGTGTAGGTTGTTTCAACGTTTGCCGGATGAAGTTTTTCATCAGCAGCGCGTTGGCGCATCTGATCCACAATAGAAAGCGCTGGTTCAGGTCGTTTTTGTTCACCGGTGTTGAATTCGCCATGAAACTCATCCAACACTTCATCAACCTTCTGCCATGCCGCATCGACCATTTCCTGGGTAACTACTTCCTGCTTATGCTCGCTGTTGCCATTAATAGGCATCAGCTCAGTTGCAGCATTGAACTCAGCCGTCATAGTCCGGTTAACGAACTCGAGGTGTGCAACTGGAGTCAGGTGGATATTCTCGGGCGCAATGCGCACCAGGTTGAAGATGGCCGCGCGGTTGACCGCCAGAACGCCTGGCTGGTTGCGCAGGATTTTGCTCCATGATTTCCATGGTTCTTCTTTGTTAGCCACAATCTCTTTGGCGCGGCGGTGGATGCTGCCGGGGATTTCCAGATGGTTGAAGTCCATCGGCAGAAGGGCACAGGCGATTTCCAGATCGAGGGTGTCCAGGGTGTGATGCGCATTTGCGCCGCGGTCGGTTAAGAACCCGCCATCAGCATTAGTGCCTGCGTCAGTACGCTGCACGTGGCTGATGCGGTTACCTGCGGCCCATTCGCGCGTAAGGATCCCGTGGTCGATGCTCTCGGTGTTAAACCATGCTTTAAAGAACTGGATGACCACAGACAGCTCTGTACGTTTTCCTTCAACAGGGAAGATAGCTTTCAGTGCGTTGACCACTTTCCAGATGTCGGGTTCGTACGCTTTTTTGAACGCCTCAACGTTCTCAGCAGCCAGGATCAGGTTCTGGGCATAGCTGTTATCCACATCCAGCTCAAGCTCCAGGATGGCTTGCTTTTGCTCTTCATCGACGTGATAGAAATACTGTTTGTCCGCGATGAACTGTGCCAGAACGCGCTGACGGAAAGGCAGGGTGGCAACGGTCGTCAGTACAGGGAGTTTGCGTTCGCGGAACTCTCTCAGCGCATCACAGACTGTTTCTGTGCCGCTTACATCACCAACGATTTCGCCAGTTTCGATATCCACGCCGTCGACGGTAGTGGTGTCAGTACCTTCAACAACTTCTTCGCCTGGTTGTGCCATCTGTGCGGCACCCGGGGTCACGTTCCAGGTGCGCTGGTCTTCGGCCAGGGTGTAGCGCTCGCACCAGGTGTAATCAATCACGCCTTCTTCTGGCAGGTCGTCAACAATCGGCATATCGGTGCGTACGGGCTTGGCGTAGTCCTTACCGCGCCCAGTTTCGATGTCGGCGTCTTCCAGCGCGACATCGAGCGTCAGGGCGGCTCGCGCTGCACTTTTCGCAGTGAACCAAATCACCGCATCTTTCTTGCCAGACTTCTGACTGGCCTTAAGCAGATGGAAAAATTCCATGTCAGATCCTCATTTTTGGATGTAAGATCCCCGGGCCAGAGATAGCGCCCAGTGGGTGTGTTTTTGGTTTTGGTATAAATTCCGGTGTAACTTTGGTCGGTGGCACCGGACGTAGACCCCGCCTTGCGCGGGTTTTACGTTAGGCTTCGTGGGCCATCTGGTCGTACGAAGCGCAACGCTTGGAACAATAATTGAGTTCTTCGCGCGCCAGCTGGGCACCGCGGATGAAGATCAATACGTTTTTAACTTCTTTGTCTTGCTCGATTTGTTTGCGGCTGTACGCGCATGTCTTCTCTTGCATGACCCCCTCCGTTAATGGCTCAGGCCATTCCCCACGCCGTTAAGAAAAACCTCGACCAGCAGATCAGTGGTGTAAGTACGCTCAATGCCGCGATGCAGATAGAGTTTGCCGCGCTTGTTGGCGGATGCCGTCCAGGTGCTGTCTTTGTGCTTTACGAGCATGCCGGGCAGAACTGCGCCGCGGTTGACCGTCTGGGTTCCATAGTGCTGATGAACCATGATGATTCCCTCTTGTTTGCCCTTGTCGCCAGGCTGGCGGAACGTTTCTTTAACCTGATGCGCGTTAATCACTCCACCTCATCCGACTATTCGTATGCCGTCGGCGGCTACTTCGTGGGCTCCATGCCTGGGTGGTTCGTGGTGCGTCTTGGTGATGTCATATTAAGCCTGAGACTTAAATTATGTCAAGCCCCAGGCGAATTTCATTTGTAAGTTTCAGGCTTAACCGTGATGAATGCCGTGAATTGCGGGCAAAAAAAATCCCGACGCTAAGGTCGGGATCGGGGAGTTCGGGGCTGGGACTTGGCGGCGGAGCTGGTGGGTGAGGGTATAAAAAACCCGGCGCGGCGGCCGGGATAATCTAATGATTTGGCTTTATTGGTGCTGGGGGCGGGTTAGGCATGGTGGTTGTGGCGCTCTGAGGAACCTGAATTATTATTGGTTGCACCTGAGCCGCTTCAGGTTGAGCTTTGTTTGATACACTTGAGATTAGACTGGCTCCAAACCCAACTAGTGCAATCACTACGGTGATAATCACACCAAATATAGTCAGTTTCGTCGACAGGCCTGACTGAATACCAGATATAGCTGTACTCACACCACTAATAGCAGTATTCATACCATTCATCTGTCCTTGAACTCCCTCAAGGCGGCCGTTGGTCGCTTCAGCTTTACCTTCTATATTTGCCATTAAAGCATTGATAGATATAGTGAGTTGGGAAATTTTTTCAGAGTTGTCCTTGCTCCATTTCTCCATTTCGCTACGCAAGTCAGACGCTATGGCAGAAACCTCAGCCTTGTTTTTATCTAAGTGCGCCTGAAGTTCTTCACGGCTCATTTCAGGCATAATGATTGCCTCCTCGTGAGAGTCTTCTTTTCCCTGTAACAAGACAACATCATCTGCTGGCACTTCAACGTAAAATGGTTCATCCGAAGAGTTTACACTAGATTTGCCGCCGCTCCCCAATTTCTTTGCATCACTGTTACCTGTTAGGTTAGACACCTGCTGAGCAACAAGCATGAAGGTATCGCGATCAGACTCTGGGATTGACACACTTATTGATTTCCCATCCCCCCCTTCAGAATAACTAAGCCGGATGGTGCCAGGAAGAGCTTTGCACTCTTGGTTCATAGAGTTACCTATGCGTTATGATTGGCTAAAAACTCTTCTATATTTTTCTTGAGCGCCACAAGTTGGTCTCTGTGAATATTTACAGAGCACGAATGTTGAAGTTCTGTCTCCACGGCTACTTCAACTGTTACAGTTCCTTTTTTCTCATCACGAACACTCTTTATAGCTGGAATAGGTCTGGTAATCATAAATAGGATAGTGGCGATGTCCTTATTTACTGTTTGAGGTACGATATTCCCAAAGTCAGCACTATGCTCTTGAAAAGTCTCAGTTCTTGGTAATTTTTCCAGTTTGTCAGTCATTTTAATCCTCATTACTATGTAAAAATCTATTTGATTAAAAAATACTTCTTTGAGTCGGAGGTAAAAGAATAAAGGTCAATATGCCTACTGGTGACATTTTATTAAGCGAACTAAATTTTCAAAACCCGCACATTAAACTTTTTCGCTATAAGAAAATTGTCTTAAAAAGGGTAATATAAAACTAGATTAGTCATTATTACCTTTAATGCGCCCCTTCATGTACCTCTCATACAGCTCGTCCAGCTCCTTCAGGCGAATAGCGAAGATGCGGAGCATGTTCTGCTGCTCTTCTTCCGGCAGCTGGCGGTAGAGCTCCAGCAGGCGCTGTTCGTCAGGCTTGAGTCCGTCTTTCTCTCCAACGTCCTCACCGAGTAACCATGGCACCGATACGCCAGCTGCATCAGCAACAGCGAGAGCGGATTTTTTGCTGATCACGCCTTTCTTGAACCAGCCGTTAACAGACTGCGGAGTTACCCCAGCAACCCTGGCCATATCGGATTTCGTCATGCCTCGACCATTCAACTGCGAAAGGCGATCGACAAGTATCGGATTAAGTACGGTTTTCTCTTTCATGGTTATAAGAATAAGCCTTTTGCTTAAACTTGAAAATTCGCCTCAGGCTTGACAATAAATTAAGTCTAAGGCTTAATTTGATTGTATTCAAATCGGAGACAACGATGAACGGCTTAACAAAAGCAATAAAGTCCGCTGGTACTGCAACAAATCTCGCAACCATGCTGGGCATTAAACCAATGTCAGTCAGTCGCTGGAAAAACCGGTATCAGGGTGTGGTACCTGCCGATCGGGTTCTGCAAATTTACGCAGCCACCGGCGTCACTCCCCACGAACTGCGCCCTGATCTCTACCCAAACCCCACTGACGGTTTACCAAAGTAGGAGCGTTAAAAGTGCAAACACGAATTTTTAACCATGATAGCAGCCCGGCTCCTGGGCGGGTGACATCGAAATATCAAGAGCTTCCGCGCAAATCATGCAAACTCTCGAATATCCGGGAGGCTGTAAAAGCATGGAACAGGGCAACGCCCGGCGATGCGCAAAACTACATCTCGCAGCTGGTGGCGAAAGAGTGGTTTGCCAGTGGTGGTCGTGGCCTGCTGCTGGCCGGTTCGGTACACGGCACCAAAGTTAACTTCTTCCGAATGATTAATAACACCGGGCCGAAGTATGACAAGTACCTGGAGATGCTGACTCCGGCGATCGTAGCGGTGATGGCACGCGATAACGAAGCAGTAGCGCGCGAATTCGGCCTGGTAACAGGCAAAACCAATGAAGAGCTGATCGCAGATGCCATCAAAGAGTGTGGAGAAGCGCATCAGGCTAAGTTACTGGGTCAGCCAATCCAGCGTCTGGAGAAGGAAGTTCGTGAAGCGGCAGAAGCATTATTGCGTTTTCTGCCAACTGATTCCCTCGGCCCGGTTCTGGCGAGCCTGGCAGCAATGGCCCCAGGAGTTATGTGATGACAGTTTCTAAAAAGGCGAAAGCCGCGGTGCGCGAACCCCAACGGCTTTCTGGTGCAAAAACTGTGCGTAATTGCGGAGGTGAGTATGTCAAATACCGCTGAGATATTCAAATTCCCCGTTCCAAAGCAGGAACAACAGGAGAGCCGCATGGCTGATCTGGAAAATGGCTATCTTCGTTTAGCCAATCAGATTCAGGATGCCCTGTGTATCGTTGAGCTATCCGGGCGTGAGTTCCGGGTACTGAATGCCATCGTTCGGCTGACCTATGGCTGGTCCAAAAAATCAGACCGGATCGCTAACAGTCTCATTGCCGACAAAACGACGCTGAAGGTGAAACACGTCTCTGAAGCCGTTCTGAACCTGGCTTACCGGAACATCATCATCCTGCGCCGGATTGGGCAAACCAGATACATAGGGGTCAACACTAATCTGAATAAATGGGCTTATACGAAGCCGAACTGCATGAAGTGCCCAGCGGCTTTCCCGTCTGCTGAAGCTTTAACTTGGGTAATCTCAATTCCCGAAATCAGTCTTTACAATCCCCTGAAACAGGGATGGTTATCCCTGAAAACAGGGACAGCTATCCCTGAAAACGGGGACAGCAAAAATACCCCTCAAACCATCCCTGAAAACAGGGATGGTTATCCCCGAAAACAGGGAAAGGGATCCCCGAAAACAGGGAACACCAAAGACATTCTTCCAAAGACAAATATAAAAACAGATCTAACCCCCTCTAATCCCCCAAAGGGGAAGGTGAAGTTTGATCCGCTGAGTATCCCAGTTCCTGAATGGCTGGATGCGTCCTCCTGGCGTGAGTGGGTCGCCTATCGCCAGCAGTCTGGCAAAGCCATCAAAACCGAGCTTACCGTCACCAAGGCTTTCCGCCTGCTGAAAGAGTGCCTGGACGAAGGTCACGATCCGGTAGCCGTGATTAACACCAGTATCGCAAACGGGTACCAGGGTCTGTTCAAACCAAAATTCGGCCTGAGCAGCCGTAAGGCGGCCCGGGATGTGAATCACATTTCCCAGCCAGATAAAAAAATCCCGGCAGGCTTCAGGGGGCAACCATGAAAAACGCAATCGGCACCGGCAGCGCGCTTGAACGCCTGCGTAAGTTTATACCGGCCAGCGTGCAGCCGAAATTCAACAGCGTTGCAGAATGGCAGGCATGGCAGCAGGAAGAGGGCCGTAAACACTGCCAGCAAATCGAGAAGCAAAACCAGCGCGCCCGGTCTGAGAAGATTTTTGGTCGTGCCGGAATACAGGCCCTTCACCGCAGCTGCTCGTTCGCGAACTACGAAGTGAAAGGCCCGGAACAGCGTCAGGCTTACAGCATGGCGAAGAGCTACGCGCAAAACTTTGGCGGCGGCGGATTCGCAAGCTTCGTTTTCAGCGGCGCACCGGGTACCGGGAAGAATCATCTGGCGGCGGCGATCGGCAACCACCTGCTGGCAGCCGGGCACTCTGTTCTGGTGGTGACCATCCCTGACCTGATGCTCCGTGTTCGCGAGTGCTATGACGGCGGACAGTCTGAGTCAGCGCTGCTTAACGACCTGTGTAACGTCGATCTCTTGGTGCTGGACGAAGTTGGCATCCAGCGCGGCTCCAGCGGTGAGAAGGTGATCATCAACCAGGTGATCGACCGTCGGCTCTCCTCGATGCGGCCGGTCGGCATCCTGAGCAACCTGAATTACGACGAACTGGTGGCCACACTCGGCGCGCGAGTCGTGGATCGCCTTCGGATGGACGGCGGCATCTGGGTCAATTTCGACTGGACAAGCTATCGCGGGAACGTATCGCACCTGCGGGCTGTGAAGTGAGAAGGGAGTGAGTATGCCAAGACCAAAAACTCAACGCGAGCGCACCCTGTTCATCGCCTGGATTATCGAGCTGGTGAAAAAGCATGGCCGCGCAACGACAAACGATGTCGTCGCCATTTTCGGCCTGCACCGCACCACCGCCGAGAAATACATCCGGGCTGCCGTAGAGCAGGGGAAACTTATCCGCCACGGGCGCTGCGGCGTCTTCCGCGACCAGCGGGCAGTTATCGACTTTGACATGGAACGTTATACGCACCGAGGAGCATCACATGAGTGATTCACTGAGCAACAAAGAACTGGTGGCCGTTGGTCATCAGTTTGCGAAGGCGATGAGCAGCGACACGGCGATCATCGATATGGCAAAGATTTTTTCCCGGCTGGCCGAACGGCTGGACTGCACCACTCTGGCGCTGCGCGAGATGACCAGGAAGCGCGATGCCGAACATGACGATGTGCTTACCTGGGAAAAGACGATGTTCAAGGCCTGCGGCGAAGATGGGCATAAATCAGTTGCCGCTAAGTTTGCCGAACTGGAAGCCAAGTGCGCGGCGCTGGCTGCGGAGAATGACAATCTGGTGAATTTCATTACGGACAAACATTGGTGTGCATCCGATTGCTTGCCAGAAACCCCGGCCACCGACGTCTATCTGGCAGACGTTCGGGCGCAGGGTGTGAAAGTGACGCTCCCCACTGGTTATTCAGTTCGCCCTGGTCATCCGATTAACGAGGCAGAACGCGGCGTCATGATCCCCAAAGATAACGGCCCATGGCTTTCGCGTTTCGATGTTGAACATGCATTGCATATTGCTGGCATAAGCATCAACGGGGAGGGCTGATATGGACCCGTTACTGCAATACGCCTGCAGCCGGGTGGCTGAGCTGGAAAGCCTACTGCTGGTGGATGTGACAGAAACCGTATGGCCTGCCGAAGTGGGCATGGTATACGGCCAGATTGAAACCGCCGGGGATCTCCCGGCGCATCACCAGCGCCGCCTGAAGCATCACATCAACCGGATGTGGCTGGAAGGAATGCCGGTACCCTCAGTTATCACTGCTGCCCGTTCTCTGGCCGCCGCCATGGAGGAATACGCATGAAAGAGATTATTGTCGATAACTTTGCTGGCGGCGGCGGGGCGAGTACTGGCATTGAACTGGCGATCGGCCGCAGCGTGGATATCGCCATCAATCACGACCCGAACGCCATAGCGATGCACACGACGAACCACCCGGATACGCTGCACTACTGCGAATCCGTTTTTGATGTCGATCCTGTCGCTGCGACCGCTGGCCGCCCGGTGGGTCTGGCCTGGTTCTCCCCGGACTGTCGCCACTTTTCCAAGGCCAAAGGCTCAAAACCAGTGGAGAAAGAGATTCGCGGTCTGGCGTGGATCGTCATTCGTTGGGCGCTGGCGGTTCGGCCGCGCGTGATGATGCTCGAGAACGTCGAGGAATTCAAAACGTGGGGGCCGCTCATCGTATCCGCTGATGGCGGGCAGCGCCCGGACCCGGCACGCGCCGGAGAAACCTTCGAGGCATTCTGCGGCATGCTGTCCGGCGGGATACCTGCCGGGCATCCAGCGCTGGTGGAGTGCTGCGAGTTCCTGGGCATTGCCGGCGATAGCAAGCAGGCGCAGCAGCTGGTTGCCGGGCTGGGCTATGCCGTCGATTACCGCGAGCTGCGCGCCTGCGACTTTGGCGCGCCGACCATCCGGAAGCGGTTCTTCATGGTGATGCGCTGCGACGGTGTGCCGGTGGCCTGGCCGCAACCGACCCACGGCGACCCGAAAACTCCTGCAGTGCAGGGTGGCAAGCTGGCGCCATGGCGTACCGCGGCGGAATGTATCGACTGGTCTATCCCGGCACAGTCCATCTTCGACCGCAAAAAGCCGCTGGCGGAGAACACGCTCAAGCGCATTGCCCGCGGCATCCAGCGCTTCGTGATTGATAGCGCCTCACCGTTTATCGTGAAGTGCAATCACACCACGACGAAAGGAAAATACGACTGCTTCCGCGGCCAGGCGCTGGCAGAGCCACTGCAGACCATCACCAAAACGCACGGCTATGCGATCGCTACTCCAGTGATGGCTCCGCTGTTTGCCGGCACCGGTGGATCTGAATTCCAGATGAGGCCGCGCCCGGTTAACAAACCGTTCTTCACTCTGCTTACGCAGAACCGGACCAATGTTATCGCGCCCGTACTGGCCCCGCTGATCGCCCGGCAGTTCGGTGCCAGCGTCGGCCACCGCGCTGACGAACCGAGCGCCACAATCACCGCAGGCGGCGGTAAATCGCAGCTGGTATCGACGACCCTGATTCAGATGGGTTACGGCGAACGCCCGGGGCAGGAACCGCGGGTGCCAGGCCTGCATAAGCCGCTGGGCACGGTCGTCGCTGGTGGCGGCAAGTTTGGGCTGGTGGCGGCGAATCTGGTCAAGCACTTCGGCGGGAACTACCAGGGCGCAGGTGTAGCGCTGGATGAGCCAGCCCACACGGTCACCACCACCGATCATCATGGCCTGGTCACATCGCACCTGGTGATGCTGCGCGGAACCTGCCGGGACGGGAGGGTGGTTGACGCGCCAGCGCCTGGTCTTACTGCTGGCGGCCTGCACGTTGGCAACGTCGAAACCACATTAGCGACTGAGGGATATGATCAGCAGCGCGCGGCGCAGGCGCTAGCGTTCCTGCATGAGTATTGCGGGGCAGATGTTGACGGTCTGGTGACTGTTGATGGCGTGGTCTATCGCATCGTTGATATCGGCATGCGCATGCTGCAGCCCGCAGAGCTATACCGCGCCCAGGGCTTCCCGGAATGGTACATTATCGATCAGGACTTCCGGGGCGTGAAGTACGCTAAGGATAAGCAGGTTGCACGCTGCGGCAATGCCGTCCCGCCGCCGTTCGCTGAGGCGCTGGTGCGTTCAAACCTGCCAGATTTGTGCGACATGAAAGAATTTGCTGCGTGACAACTAAGCTGATGTGTATAGAGTCACTATTAACGTAGTGGACTGCCTTAAAATATTCGATAGCGAGGTAATGTCCCTGTTCATATAATAGATTCTCAACCAACACTCTTGGAGCCATTATGAGCGATGTAAATTATATCGATTTGGAAGATCGTGCAGGCGAACTACTACCTGGTATTGGGCTTGTTATTGTTGACAATCCTAAACACAAAGAGCAGCTGGAAGAGACGGGTGGTGCTGTTGATGTAAAATATTTTAGTTGGTCGATTTTCGAGGATAAAGAAGATCCTGAGATGGCTATTGCTTTTATCGACTTAGGGCATCGTTTTATCCATATCGTGAAACCTCGTAATCAGCAGGAAGCCATGGTTAACCTCCTTAGCTCGCGCGACTATCAGTCTATTATCTAATTCCTTTCATGTTTTAGTGAGCGAATTTTTGATAAAGAATAAACGATTTTATTCGTGTTGAGCGTGTCGGCCAAATTCTTTTCATATGGTTATGTCAAATATTAACCGCCATGCCTAATGATACCTAAACCCTACAATGCCGCATGGATGCGGCTTCCTTACGAGCTCAACGATACTTGATTATGATCTATGACATTGAACGGATAATAACGGTAGTGCTGTAACAAATTATCAACCTGACATGAAATGTCAGCGCCGCAATATCCCCTCAGGCTCAGTCCGGTTCAATGTTCATAAAGTGAGCATTTTCTAACCAAATATTTTACCCAACACTTACCACGCGTAGCGAATGTAAAATTCACGTGAGTTTTTACACGAGAGTGTTGATAAAATTCATTAAAATCAGATGGATAAATAGCCTTTCGTAGCCGTGCATTCCTTGTGCATGATTAACTAAAACTCACAATTACTGTTTATGTATACAGTATTTTGTTGTATGGTTCAGATGCTACAGGAAAAAATGAATTTTCCTTCCGGTGAACCTATTAGGAATTTTGCGCCATTTGTTATTTTGGCTCTGTGGAGTGGAGTTCTCCCCGCTGGGAGAGGGTATTTGAGGATAGCAAAGTGAGGAGGTTGATGTGAAAGAAAGTCAGGAGCAGGATGACTGGTACGACATTATCAGACGCTCAGACGGTAAGCTTATTGGCTCCATGCCGTTTGAGGGCCGATGTCTCGTATACACCAGGAATGGGATGGTATCGTGCCGCCCGCTGCTGGAGGATGAAGGAATTTTTAATCTTTCGTCCGGAACCCGTTTTCTTCGCCGCCTCGGCTACCGCGTCAATCAACCCTCTGATATTATGATATCAACGGACTGAACACCCGTTGACCTGATGCGCCACGGAGAACACCATGGCGCAGTTACAACTCATCAAGAATTCTGCAGGAACCCTGATCCCCGCATCGCCGGAGACCAGCGAATTACTACAATCAAAAATCAAGCTCGGCGCCGTGCTGGTGGCCGACTTCAAACAGGTCCGTAACCCAGCTTTCCACCGCCGCTTCTTCGCTCTGTTGAATCTCGGCTTCGAATACTGGGAGCCAACTGGCGGGGCCATCTCCTCCAACGAACGCAAGCTGGTGACCGGCTATGCGAGATACCTCGCTTCATACGGCGGGAACGAAGGCGCGCTGCTGGATGCTGCAGAACAGTATCTTGAACGCATCGCCGACAAGCGCACTGGTAGCATCAGCGCCTGCAAGTCCTTCGACGCGTATCGCGCCTGGGTAACCATCGAATCCGGGCATTACGACGCTATCCAGCTGCCTGATGGCACCCTTCGCAAGCATCCCCGCAGCATAGCCTTCGCCAACATGGACGAGATCGAGTTTCAGCAGCTCTACAGGGCCGCGCTCGATGTCCTGTGGCGCTGGATCCTGTCACGGACGTTCAAAGACCAGCGCGAGGCTGAGAACGCCGCTGCGCAGCTGATGAGCTTCGGGGGATAACCAGATGGCGAAATCATGGTTCCACTACACCGAATGCACAACCGAACAGGCCGATGAACTTCAGCGGCAGTACCAGCGCCGCGGGGTAGCCGTAACGCGCAGCCTCAATCGCGATTACCTTACCTGGACCGTCAGTGTAGAGCGGCAGGAGGTTAAATACCTCGAGCCAACGCCGCGGACCTTTCGCCAAAAGGTCTGGGGGTGATCATGGCTAAGAAACCCCGCCGTAAGTGCGCAAACCAGATCTGCCGCGAGTGGTTCCATCCGGCTCGCGACGGCCAGGTTGTATGCAGCTACGAATGCGCCGCTGCCGTTGCCAAAGCGCAGACCGCAAAGAACCGCGCTGAGGCTCTGCGTGCTGAGAAGAAGCGTCAGCGCGAAGAGGAGAAGGCTGGGCGTGAGCGCCGCCGGGAAAAGCGCGTGGCACTGAAAACCAAAACGCAGTGGAAGAGTGAAGCCCAGACCGCATTCAACCGTTACGTGCGCCTGCGTGACGCAGGAAAGCCGTGTATCAGCTGCGGCCGCCTCCCTGCGCAGAAGTATGGTGGAACCATGGACTGTGGGCACTACCGCACCCGCGGAGCTGCTGCGCACCTGGCGTTCAATCTGCACAACACCGCAGCGCAGTGCGTCCAATGTAACCGCGATCGCTCCGGAGCCCAGAAAGCGTTTGAGCAGGGGCTGATTGAGAGGATCGGGCCAGAGAAAGTCGAAGCCCTGAACAATAACAACGCCGTTCGCAAGTTCGATATTCCTTACCTGCAGCGCATCAAAACCATCTTCACCCGTAAAGCCCGCGCGCTGGAGAAGCGCCGCACCCGACACCAGGAGTTCGCCGCTTGAAACCAGAATTGATCGAATCGCTTCGCATGCGCTGGCTGCGCCTCCGCATTTATCGCCGCCCGGGAACGGTGCTGGTGGACTATCGCATCCTTCGTAACTTTATCCGCATTAACCTGATGGCAGGAGCAGCAGCGTGAACACTCAATACCTGGAATTTGTACGCCAGCAGCTCATCGTTGCGACGGCAGATCTGAGTGGGGCGACCAAAGGGCAGTTGATGGCCTGGCTGGAGAACGCCCAGTTCGACACGAAGACCTTTAAGCGAAAGAAGCCCAAAGTTTGGGACGAGGAAAGCGAGAAGTGGGTGCTGGTTGATAATCCTCCTATCCCCGGTAGACAGTCACACGCCAAAGGGTCGCATATCCCACTGGTCCAGCCGGTTGAATACTCCACAGCATCCTGGCGCCGGGCGGTCCTTTCGCTCGAGGAGCACCAGAAGGCATGGCTGCTCTGGAACTACAGCGAAAACACGTGCTGGGAGAATCAGGTGGCGATTACCCAGTGGGCATGGGCCGAGTTCAGGGCGCGGCTGGGAACCAGGAAGATTGCCAGTAAGACCATGTATAGGCTGAAGGCGTTAATCTGGCTGGCGGCGCAGGATGTGAAAGAAACGCTGTCCGGGCGTGACTCCTATCAGTATGCGAATCTTGCCGCGCTGGTGGGTGTGAGTAAAACCAATTGGTCTCAGAATTATGTTGAGCATTGGGAAGTCATGGTAGGGCTGTTCATTCGACTGGATACCGACTCACTGAAACAAGTTTCGCGATCACGTTCACAACAGAAAGCAACAAATTATCAACCAAGTATTGCAGAAATGAACTAATTGACGTATATTTCAGTTAAATTTGATATCGTCGCCATAGCCTTAGTTGTTGACCGAATCACATTAAAAGCCCAAGGTGAGCGCCTTGGGTTTTCTATTTTGCTCACGCATTATGAAGGCAGATCCATACTCCTTGTATGAAAGCACTTTTCGACATTATCTATTGGAAAATCCGGTTGATAACTTTGGTTAACAACGTATAATGCCGCGCCATTGATTACCTAATAGGTAACCAAATCGGATACAAAGTCCGTTTTAATTTGATAAAAAAGTAGTGTTTTTCCTCTTGTGCGAAGCCGATTCTTTATGTAGGTTGGAGTTGTAGCGCATATAAAGCTCTACTAAGGAAATTTAATTTGAACAAAATACAGCCAGCTATTGTGTATACAATGACCTTTTTTGCGATCCCTGTATGGGGAATTTGGCTGCTTTCGCTCGTTAAATAACCAAACAATCCGACATTGTCTGATTTCTAAAGCTTTTTCTCACCTTATCCATATAGAATAACCTCGGAACTAACGATCTGCGCAGACGTTGGGTTATGTAAATTAGGATAAGGTGCCATTCTATAGACGATACTTCAAATACTGCTTCTGGAACGAAAGTGTGGGCTCTGACCATAATGGTCGGAATAACTATTGCAATAGTTAGCTTTTTCGGTTCTCGCTTGGTCAATCAAGTTGATGAGATGGATAAAGCCCTGCAGGCTACAAGAGAAGTACAGGCTTCCCAAACAGAAATTATCAAAGGTCAGCAGCGCGATATTGATAACAACGGGAAAGAAATCGAGCGACTGAGAAATCAAGTTGATCGCCTGAAGGATGACAATGCTGCTCTTAAAGCGAAGGTGGGTATTCCATTAACGCTGAACAACAAGCCACCTTCGGGTGGCTTTTTAGTATCTGCAATATCCCGTCTGGAACCATAAGAGCGAAAGCTCAACGCACCACCCCATCGTTGGCGGTCCAGAAGCCGCCTTTTTTATTCAAGGCCGCAGGCATACACCCTCAGATGCCAAGTAGCAATCGCGCCTGACGGCCTGATTTCATTTCATGGAAACACCTATGTCCGAACCACTATCCGGCAGCGCCACGGCGCATGCAGCGGTTACGACTGCCACGTTTGCCGGGTTTTGGGCGAACACTGAGGCTGGCGTAATACTCGGGGCGCTGGCCGGAGCGCTCATCTACGTTCTTACATCCCACAATCTCAGCGCGATAGAGCGGGTGCTGTTTGGCGTGGTGTCATTCATCTCAGGTATCCTGGGTGCGCCGACGGCAACGCGATTTATCAACAGCATTGTCGGGCAATACATCCCCGGCACCGAGGGTTCCGGCATCCCTGAATCACTGGGTGCCATGATTGCTGCTGCATCGATGATCACCATCGTCCTCGCCATCAAAAAGCGTGCTGAGAAAAAGGCGGCAGAGGAGGGGCAATGACTCCATTCATTATGCTGCAGCTGCACGCTGTTGTTGCTCTGGTCACCGGGATCCTGATTGCTGGCTATAACCGGGGCCAGAGCCGTCACAAATGGTATTACTCAACGCTGGCTTACTTTCTGGCTCTGGCGTTCCTCTCTATCCCGATCCGTATCTGGGTGGGCAGTTACCCCGTCATCGACCGTTCAGAGCTGGTGGTCAACATCGGCTTTATGGTGGTGATGATCATCTCACGCGGGAATATCACCGGCAAAAGGAGTCAGGCGTGACCAAAGACAGCATCTTTAATGCCATCCTCGGTAAAGAGGGCGGCTACGTGGATCATCCGAATGACAAAGGGGGACCGACGAACTGGGGCATCACTCAGGCTACGGCGCGCGCCCACGGCTATATCGGTGACATGCGTAACCTGGCTCGCGAGCAGGCTCTGGAAATCCTCGAGGCTGATTACTGGTATGGTCCACGCTTCGATCAGGTGGCCAGTGTCTCCCCGGCTATTGCTGCCGAACTCTGCGATACCGGGGTGAACATGGGGCCATCGGTACAGGTTAAGTGGTTCCAGCGCTGGCTGAATGTATTCAACAACCAGCAGCAGCTCTATCCAGACCTGATCGCCGACGGCCAGATTGGCCCTCGCAGCATCAGCGCGCTGAAGGCCTTCCTGGCGAAACGCGGAAGCGAAGGGGAAACCGTATTGCTCCGTGCACTGAACTGCAGCCAGGGTCAGCGATACCTCGAGCTGGCAGAGCAGCGCCCAGCAAACGAGTCATTCGTGTATGGCTGGGTAAGAGAGCGAGTAAGCCTATGACGAAGCTGAAAGCCCTTCTGGTCGCAATTGGATTCGCCGTATTGATGGTGCTGGGCTCTTTCGGCCTGGGCAGTATGCGTGGACGAGAGAAGGCAGAAGCCAAAGCTGATAAGCAGCGTACCGACGAGAACGCCACAGCCACTGAGGCAGTAGCGGTGCGCCGGGTAGAAGCAACGAAAGAGGCCAGCAATGTACAGCAGACTGTTAACCATATGCCTGATGACGATGTTGATCGCGAGCTGCATGACTCGTGGAAGCGCCCCGGTGGTGGTTGATACTGCGTGTGACTGGGTAAAGCCAATCTACCTGACTGACCACGACATCGATGTGCTGGACCGCCAGACGAAGAAGGACATCCTGGCGCGCAACAAAGCTTGGCAAGCGAACTGTTCAAACAGTAACGTCCATATCTCGCATTAAGTAACAAAAATATTGCGGAATACCGCCGCTTCGTTATCATCAAGATGTTAGCCCACGGAAAGTTCAAGGAGGTCTTTTTGACCCAGTTTTTGGACTTCCCCTTAAGCAACCGTTGATCTCGACGTCAGGGTTCCTGAGCCAGGGGTAACAGCAATCGAAGGGCTAGTGAGAAGGGAGAATATCCGGGATGGGCGACCATCTTGAGAGCTTTACCACCCGCGTCTGGGACGTCGGAGTCTCCCGCCATTCGGGTCGAGCCGTTTGGTCAATGCATGAAGAGCCAAGGGGCTCAGGTGACGTTGTTGTATTCGGACCCCACGCTGGCCATGGTGTCAGTAGGGATACCTGAATACCTCAGTAATTCGCGTTAACTTGGTCTGCCTTTCACCTATCAACCGCCTCCGGGCGGTTTTTTTATTGGCATTCCAAAGCTGAACCCCGGGTGAGTTTGATAATGTTATCCTCTCTGGCGGATAAATCTCTAATACCCCCTGTAGGGGATAAGCATTACAGCAGTCATTCACTGAGTGCCTGTGATAATGCATTTCTCTGGTTTAACCCGATGCTTGCATTTATTACAACCGCAGCCAATTATACGACCTTATACATAAGAGGTCAGACATGGAAATTTTAAGTGATAAAGAGTTTACCGAAGTATGGCATGGTTTGTTAGGTATACCGGTTATCGAGGAGCGTGATTATGCAATACCTATGGCTCAGAAACTTATAAAGAAATATGACGCTGGATTGTTAAGCATGACAGAGAAGCAATATACATGCCTAAAAAGAGGCTTGGTGCCGATGGCACACGATTCACCTCGCGAAATTTCAAAACCCAAAGTCAAGCCTAAGCCGAAACCAAAAACTAAGTTTTGAACCGCCTCCAGGCGGTTTTTTATTGCTATCACCGTGGGGTGGGCGGATCTGTAGGAATAATAAAAAAGGGCGAGTGATCGCCCTATATATTATCCGCGAGATTCCCGGCCTTCCTCATCTTCCGGGGTGCGGTAACGCCAGTATTTGTCAGGCTTAACCCAAACGACATCTTCCCCGCTATCAGTCCTGAATTTATTGATTACTTTGGTTGATAGAGCTTGGTTTCCATCGGCATTTTCTTTGAGATGCTGCTCGTTGTTTTGCTTAACGAGATAATCGACAACGTCCTGCTGGTAAAGGCAGGCGTCAGACTGGAGATTTTTCATCATCCAGGCAGAAACATCAGAAACGGATAGCGTCGGCTCGTTTGGGATTACGGCTTTGGGGTTGCACGCTCAAGTGAGTCAGGCTTGAAATATCCTTGCTCAAGTTTTTTGCCAGCAAACCATTGGCAGAGGAATGAGTTCCCCTGAGATGTTAAGAAGGCCTTAATAGTCATGTCCGGGCCTCCAGACTTGAGCTTAACAATATCGCCTGTTTTAAACTCATCACTCATAACAAACTCCTTTTGGAAGAAAAATGGCACTCACCGACAAGCAAGAAATGTTCTGTCGCGAGTACCTCATCGATTTAAACGCCACGCAAGCGGCTATTCGGGCGGGGTACAGCGCAAAGACAGCTAACCGCACTGCGTCCGAAAACCTGTCAAAACCTGACGTGCAATCCAGAATTGCCGAACTGAAAGCGCAGCGCAATGATCTGGTTGGCATAAATGCGACATATGTTCTGAATCGTCTCGTTGAGATTGACCAGATGGACGTGCTAGACATCTTGAACTCGACCGGAGAGCTGAAGCCGGTTTCTCAGTGGCCGAAAGTATGGAGGACAACGCTATCCGGTCTGGATGTCGTCGAGATGTCATCCGAGGGGAACACAGCAGCGCTGCTTAAGAAGATTAAATGGCCTGACAAGGTGAAGAACCTCGAACTGATTGGTAAGCACATCGATGTCCAGGCATTCCGTGAACAGGTGAAAGCTGAACACGTTGTAGATTCAATATCTGACCTGATGGATTCATTGTCTCAGGGGGCGTAATGAAACCTGAGCACCTTAAGCTGCTGGCTGATAATGACTGGCGGCTGAACAATCTCTATTGGATCACTGACAAAGAAGGTAAGCCCACGCGCTTCAGGATGACGCCTGAGCAGCGGGAATACTTCGAGGGGATCCACACCCGCAACATCATCCTGAAAGCTCGGCAGCTCGGTTTCACTACTGAGGTATGCATCATCCAGCTGGACGCGGCGCTGTTCGAGTCGGCGAAATGCGCGCTGATTGCCCATACGCTGAACGACGCCAAACGCCTGTTCCGCGAGAAGGTGAAGTACGCATACGACAAGCTGCCGAAGGAAATCAGGGCGGCGAACCCGGCGAGCAACGACTCTTCTGGGGAGCTGGTATTCAAGAAGGGCGGCTCGCTCTACGTCAGCACGTCATTTCGTGGTGGTACGCTGCGTTACCTGCACGTTTCCGAATTTGGGAAGATATGCGCCAAGTTTCCTCACAAAGCCCGTGAGATCGTCACTGGTGCATTTGAGGCGGTATCAACCGGCTGCTTCGCTACAATCGAGAGCACGGCAGAAGGCAGGGCGGGGTACTTCTTCGATTACTGCCAGACGGCAGAAAAAGCACTGCTGCAGGGCAAGCCGCTATCTGCGCTGGACTGGAAGTTTTTCTTCTTCTCCTGGTGGAAGAACCCGCAGTACGCCATCGACCCAGTGGAGCCGCTACCGCAGCGCCTGGTTGAATACTTCGCTGAAATGGAGACGAAGCACCGTGTTGTCGTAAATGACCGTCAAAAGGCTTGGTATCACGCCAAAGAGAAAACGCTCGGCGACGATATGAAGCGGGAATACCCGACCATTCCGGCTGAGGCATTCCAGCAGTCGGTAGAGGGCGCGTATTACGCCAAACAGTTCCGCTGGCTCTATACCAACAAGCGGATCGGCAAAATCCCGGATAACTCACACCTCCCGGTACACACGTTCTGGGATATCGGCGTGGGCGACTCAACGGCTATCTGGTTCGTTCGTGAGGTTGGCGAAGAGTTTCATATCATCGACTACTACGAAAATTCTGGCGAGGGCCTTAGGCACTACATGAAGGTGCTGAAAGACCGAGGTTATACCTACGGTGAGCACTGGGGGCCGCACGATATCGACAACAGGGAGTTTGGCAGTGATGCCAAATCTCGCCGGGAGATCGCGCGTGAAGGTTACGAAATTGACGGCCAAAAATACTCCCTCAAATTCCAGGTTGTGCCAAAAGAATCAGTAGATACCGGCATTGAGTCGGTGCGTGAAATTCTTCCTCGCTGCGTGTTCGATGAAGAGAAATGCGCCGAGGGCATCTCCCACCTTGAGGGGTACCGCAAAGAGTGGGACGACAAGCGGGGCTGCTGGAAAGATAAGCCCCTCCATGACAAAACATCTCACGGCTCTGATGGCTTCCGCTATTTCGGCGTCGTGAAAACAAACCGCCGTAAACCAACCGGCAAAGTCACCAACCTACGGATTTAACTCCATGCCTGATATTTCAACACCCAATCTGGACTATGGGAACATGGTGCAGGCGTGGGACATTAACGACGCCCTGATGGGCGGCACGCTGTATATGCGCCAGCTGGGTGAGGCATATCTTCCACGCTGGCCGAAGGAAGACAAAGATGATTACAAAAAGCGCCTGGCAGTGGCCACGCTTCTCCCTGCCTACGAAGAGACGATCAACCAGAACGTAGGACGCGTGTTCGCTGAGCCAATCCAGTTGGGCGAGAACGTCCCGGACCAGCTTCGCGAGTTCGCAAAAGACGTTGACCTCGAAGGCACCCGTCTGGATGTATGGGCGCAGTCGTTCTTCAGTCTGGCGATGCAGTATGGCCTATCCCATGCGCTGGTGGACTACCCCCGCGTTGACCCCGAACAGGTAAAGACCAAGGCGGATGAGAAGGCCACCGGCGCGCGCCCGTACGTCACTATGCTGAATCCCCGTCAGGTTATCGGCTGGAAGTCGAAGATGACCGGTGGCAAGGTCGTGCTCACTTCGTTGCGTATTAAAGAAGTGGTGGTAGAAGACGGTAATGACTTCGGGCAGACCAAGGTCGAACAGATCCGCCTCCTGACGCCGGGCATGGTGCAGATTTACCGGAAGGCTACCGGTGCAGAGGGGCAGGCCACTTGGGCGTTACATGACGAATGGCAAACCTCCCGCAGGGATATCACCCTTGTCACGCTCTACACCAAGCGCACCGGCTTTATATGCGGTTCACCGCCGCTGCTTAACATGGCGCTGCTGAACGTCAAGCACTGGCAGAGCCAGAGCGAGCAGGACAATATCCTGCACGTCGCTCGGGTGCCGATCCTCACCGTGTTCGGGCTGGAGGAGGGACAGGAGCTGGTGATAGGTTCTTCTTCTGCAGCAAGTTTCAACGACCGGCAAAAACAGGGCCTCGAGTACGTCGAGCATACTGGCTCATCCATTGGCGCTGGCAAAGAGTCGCTGGCTGAACTGGTGGAGCAGATGCGCCAGGCTGGCGCGAAGCTGCTGCGCACCGACAATACCTCGACTAAGTCAGTAGACCAGACCTCTGAAGAGAAAATGCAGGAGCAGTCCCCGCTCTACACCATGGCGACCAGCCTGGAGGATGCGATCGACAACATCCTGCAAATCATGGCCGAGTACATCGGTGAGAAAGAGGGCGGCAACGTTGATGTCCGTACTGAGCTGGATGTTGAGTCGAATGAGTTCAACCCTCCGGCAGCGCTGGCTATTCAGTCTCTGCGCCAGGGTGGTGACCTCCGTCGTATTGATGCCATTAAAGCCCTGCAGAAGCTCAACCTGATTGATGCTGATGCCGACCCTGAGAAAGTCCTTGATGAGTTGCTGGCTGAATCGGCCTCGCTGACCGGACCTCCAGCAGAAGAGGTGTGATATGGCTCGTTCCGTCAATGACCGCCTGCAGGATGAGACGATAGCGCATGGCCTGTATGTGTCGCGCTACGGCACTGGCGTCGCCCGGCGCATGGTGGCGCTGCTGAATAAACTGGATGCCGAACTGGCCGCGAAACTGCTGGTGCTTCTGGACGGCAAACGGGCGGATACTTACAGCGCCCGTCGCCTGGCATCGCTGCTGGCTGGTGTGCGTGAACTGAATCAGCAGGCCTACGAACCGGTTAACGCGGCACTGGCACGCGAACTGACGCGCTACGTTGAATATGAGGCCGGGTATCAACTGGACCTGTTCAGCAGCATCATCCCGCAGCAGATCCTGAAACACGTTCCGCTGCAGAGCATTGCACCCGAGCAGGTCTACTCCGCAGCAGCAGCGCAGCCGTTCCAGGGGAGATTGCTGAAGGAGTGGGGCCAGAAGCTTGAAGCCGACCGGCTGGACAAAATCACCAATGCTGTGCGCTCCGGTTTCCTCCAGGGCGAAACAGTAGAGCAGATTGTCCGGCGCGTAGCCGGCACGGCAAAACTTAACCGTGAAGATGGGGTGATCAATGCATCCCGGCGTGACCTGGCGGTGGTGACCCGCACCGCGGTGAACCATATGGCCGCCACGGCGCGGCAGGAATTCGCCCAGGCCAACAGCGATATCGTCAAGGCCAAGCAGTGGTCATCCACGCTGGATACGCATACCAGTAAGTGGTGCATCATCCGCGACCGCAAGCTCTACACCCTCGACGGCAAGCCGCTGGGGCATGTGGTGCCGTATCTACGCGGCCCCGGCAAAATTCACTTCTGCTGCCGCTCTGGTGAGACTCTGGTCACTAAATCGTGGGAAGAGCTAAAGATCCCCCATGATGAGCTGAGCAGCGCCACACGCGCGTCTATGGACGGACAGGTGCCAGCGCATACAAGCTATGCCGACTGGCTCGCCCGGCAGCCATACGCGCGACAGGAGCAGGTTCTTGGTGTAACCCGGGCGCAGATGCTGCGCGACGGCAAAATCACGGTACCGGAGATGTTTAACGACCGCGGGGAGTTTCTTACCCTGGACGAACTGCGCCGCGTGGATGCGTCGGCGTTTGAATAACACAACCCTAATCAACATCAAGGCTGCCTCCGGGCAGCTTTTTTTATGCCTGCCGCTGAGCGGATGCGACGCGGTGACCGGGTCGGATGACCCACTACCAATGGCCGGAAGGCTGGAGCAAAACAATGAAACTCAAACTCGATGCTAACGGAAATGTGGTCGTTGAAAACGGTATGCCTGTGTACGTCCATGATGACGGCAAGGAGTTCCCGTTCGATGCAGCCGCAGCGATGACCAAAATCACCTCCCTGAACGGTGAAGCCAAAACCCACCGTGAGGCGAAGGAGGCGGCGGAAGCCAGTCTCGCGAAATTCGCTGGCATCTCCGACCCGACCAAGGCGCTCGAGGCCCTGGAGATGATGACCAAAATCGACCAGAAGAAGCTGATCGACGCTGGCGCCGTTGACCAGGTGAAGGCCGAGATCACCAAGGTTTACCAGCAGCAGCTGGACGAAGCTAACGGCAAAACCAAACAGCTTGAAACCCAGCTCTACGACGAGATGATCGGCGGCCGCTTCGGTGGTTCGAAATTTATCTCCGAGAAGATGGCGATCCCGGCTGAGTTCGTGCGTTCCCACTTCGGCCAGAACTTCAAAATCGAAGACGGCAAGGTCGTGGCCTACGACGGGCAGGGCAACAAGGTGTTCTCCCGTACCAAGCCCGGCGAGCTGGCTGGCTTCGATGAAGCGCTGGAATCCCTGGTCGAGTTGCATCCGCAGAAAGACTACATCCTCAAAGCGTCCGGCAACAGCGGCGGTGGCTCTCACCAGTCGCAGCACCAGGCCGGGCAGAAAACCATGAAACGCGCTGCGTTTGATGCACTGGGTGGCACTGAGCGCCAGTCTGCATTGAATGATGGCGTAACTATCGTCGACTAATTGAAAGGTAAACAGCCATATGAGCAACACGCTGACCGGGTTAATTCCCACTCTGTACACCGCATTGAACCGCGTTTCGCGCGAGCAGGTGGGCTTTATTCCTGCGGTAGCACGTAACGCCAAATCCGACGCGGCTGCTAAAGACCAGATCGTGACCGCACCGGTTGCACCAAAAACCACCACTGTTGATATCACCCCTGCGGCAACCGCACCGAATGACGGCGACCAGAATATCGGTACCGTGAACGTTAAAATCACCAAATCTAAAATGGCTCCGGTCAAATGGAACGGTGAAGAACAGCTTGCCATTGGCCCGTCAGGTAACTATGACGTCATCCTGGCTGACCAGTTCTCACAGGCCTTCCGCGCACTGAGCAACGAAATGGATGCTGACCTGGCGGCGCTGGCTTACAAATCTTCCCGCGCCGTTGGAATGCCGAAAGACACCCCGTTCAGCATCAAAGATGACCTGTCCGATGCTGCACTGGCCCGCCAGATTCTGGTGGATAACGGCGCCCCAACGACTGACCTGCGCATGGTGCTGGGCGGCGAAGCGATGGCGTCCATCCGTGGTAAACAGTCTGTGCTGTTCAAGGCGAACGAAGCCGGTACTGACCAGCTGCTGCGCGAAGGCATTATTGGCCGAGTGATGGGCTTCAATCTGCACGAATCCGCCAACATCAAGCGCACCGCGAAAAGCACTGCTGCGGGCTATAAGGTCAACGGCGCGAAGAAAGAGGGCGACATCATTGTTGCTATCTCTGCGGGCACTGGCGGTATTGCTGCCGGGACCGCAGTGAAGTTCGATGGTGATGACAACCAGTACATGGTGGTCGCGGCAACCTCTTCCACTATCACCATCGGTGCGCCGGGCCTGCGTCAGGATCTGGCAGACCAGGCAACTGTCACTGTGCTGAGCGAGTACGCGCCAAACGTTGCCTTTGACCGTAACGCCTTCCTGCTGGCTTGCCGTACTCCGGCCATGCCAAAAGGTGGCGATACCGCTGACGACGTGATGAACGTAACCGATCCGGTCTCTGGTATCACTTTCCAGATTGCGCTGTACCGCCAGTACCGCCAGGTGCGTTACGAGGTTGCCGTGGCGTGGGGCGTTGCATCCGTTCAGGAAGAGCATTCCACCATCATCATGGGTTAACCCAGGGGGCTTCGGCCCCTTTGTTATTCAGGAGGCCCAATGGCCGGATTGACCAAAGAGCAGCGCGCACAGCGTGAGGCTGAAAAGCTTGCCGCGCAGAATGGCGCTGAACAAAGTCATGCCCAGCAGGACCAGCAGGACCAGCAGGACCAGCAGGACCAGCAGGACCAGCAGGACCAGCAGGACCAGCAGGACCAGCAGGACCAGCAGGGTGTTGAGCTTGTGGTGATGGTGCGCGATGAGCCTGAATTTCCCGGCGGCCCGCTGAGCGCTGAGGTTCACCCTGACGAAGTGGATAACTGGCTGGCGCTGGACTGGCGTCTGGAGGAATAACAATGCTGGTTGCCGATCCCCATTCGCCTGACTTCAACAGCTACGCCAGCGTTATTGACCTTCGCACGTTCGCGGCGGGGCGCGGATATGCCGTTCCCGCGGATGATGGCGAATGTGGCCAGATGCTGATGCAGGCGATGGACTATCTGGAAGGCAAGACATGGCGCGGCGAGCGCTCCAGTGCTTCACAGCCGCTATCGTGGCCGCGCTCGGGCGTGCGCTTCGATGGCGTTGACCTGCCAGATGATACCATCCCACAGCGCCTGGTTGATGCTCAGTGCCGCCTGGCTATCGAGTCGCAGGAGATTGACCTCACGCCTTCGGTTGCTGGTGGTGGTGCGGTGACGATGGAGCGCGTAGAGGGCGCAGTCACGGTCCAGTACGAACCGGGCACGAATAAGGCGGCACCGTCATTCCCCTGGTTCTATTCCTCGTTGCGCGGGCTGGTGGTGGGCGGCAATCAGATCCGCATCGAAAGGGGGTGATATGCCAATCGACTACCGCCGCATGCGAAACACCGCAACGCGACTGCTGACCGAGAACGGGAAGGCTTATCCGCTTACCCGCGGTGGCGGCACTACCCGCGATCAGTCCGGCAAAGAGGTAACCACCCCGGCTATCACTGCGACCGTCACTGGCGTTGTCACTGAATACTCCTCTCGTGAAATAGATGGCTCTCTGATTACTACTGGCGATAAAAAGCTGGCGGCCACAGCCGAAACGGAAGTGCGTATTGACGACCGCATTGAGATCGACGGCAAAGCATGGCGGGTGGTGCAGCCTAATCCGGTTAAGCCTGCCGATTTACTCATCTCCTACAACATCCAGTTGAGGGCGTGACTATGACCAGCTCTGTTAATCAGCCGTTCCTGGCTGCCATTCAGTTATTTGTGGATAGTTCGAAGCAGGAGATGGATCAGGTAGTGCGCCGGACGGGCATTAAAATCCTCGCTCAACTGGTTGAGATGTCCCCGGTGGGCCAGCCGGATATCTGGCAGGTCAACCAGACCGCGACGGCGTACAACACTGCGGTGCGGGAGCATAACGCAGCCCTTCGCGATGATCCTGCCAACCTGACCAAATCGGGACGGCTTAAGCGTGGTCTGCGCGTAAATGACTCGATGGACATCAAAAAGCCTGAGGGCTATGTCGGCGGGCGCTTCAAAAACAACTGGTATGTGGGTTTCGACAGCCAGCCTACTCAGTCCAACGATACACCGGACGCTTCCGGCCAGGGTTCAAACTCCCGTGGCATGGCGGTGCTCGAGGTGTTCAGGGTGGGTCAGGTCAGCTCGATTTACTTCACCAATAATCTGCCTTATGCGGCAGCGCTTGAGAACGGGCATTCTGGTCAGGCGCCCGGCGGCATGGTGGGTATCACTGCGCTGGATGCCGCAAAAATGTTCCGTGAGGCAATGAGCGAGGTGCGCAATGGCCAGTGACCAGTCAATGCGTATCGCTGGCCTGCTGGAGAGCCATGTTGCGGCTATCTGCTCGTCGCTTGGCCTGCCGGTGGCCTGGCCGAACATCGCGTTTACTCCCCCGGATAATGTGCCATACGGGCGCGTTTATATCCTGCCTGCGCAGACCGTAGGGCAGGATCTGGAAGGCCAGCTGCGTACGTACCAGGGCATTCTCCAGTTCAACATCATTGCGCCAGCAGGCAGCGGCGTGACGCAGGCCAGGGGGATGGCAACGTCTGTTGCAGATGCCTTCCCCGATGGACTGCCGCTGGTGGACGGGGATTTGACGGTTTACATCAACGGGCCACCGCAGGTACGTCCACCGATACAGGATCGCCCTACATCAGCACCAAACGGCAGTAGCGGCTCCATCACTTACACCACTCCCGTCAGCATGCAGTACCGCGCTGATTACTGACCCGCCATCCGGCGGGTTTTTTATTTCCTCAATTCAGGAGAATGCAATGGCATTCGCAATCCCTAACGGGTCACGTGTGAACGTGGCCAAGGCCTATCTTGCGCCGATTGTCTTCACAGCAGCCTCCAACGCGACGGAATGCGAACTGACCGTTGCCTCCGCTGCCGGGATCCTTGCGGGCGATGTCGTCCAGGTAAGCTCTGGCTGGCTCAAACTCGATAACATGGTGCTGCGCGTTAAATCGGTGACCGGCACCAAAATTGTGCTGGAAGCGTTTGATACCACCGATACCAAGAAATTCCCGGCGGGCACCGGCGCAGGCACACTGCGCAAAATCGACTCGTGGATCACCATGCCTCAGGTCATGACGCTCTCTACCGAAGGCGGCGACCAGCAGACCATCAGTGTCCAGTTCCTGGAAGATGATAAGGCCCGTACCATCCCGACGTTTAAAAACGCCGTGGTTCAGGTCTATACGTTCGCTCACGACCCGCAGCTGGCGATTTACAAGCGCCTCATCGACCTAGACGACTCCAGCGACACCACGGCGGTCTGGTTCCACAACCCTCGCGGGAAAGCGGATCGTTACTACTCTGCCAAAGTGTCGTTCCAGCGCGTGCCACGTACCGAAATCAACGCCGTGGAAAGCAACGAAGCGCGCATGAACTTCGAATCGGACATGCAGATTTACCCGATCGCCGACTCCTCTGCTATGCCGCTGGCGTTCCTGACTGACCTGCCTGCAACCAAATCGGTCTCTACTGGCTCGGCGCTGGACCTGGCTGTGGTTATGCAGGGCGGCTCCGCGCCTTACACCTACGTGTGGAAGAAAGGCGGTACCGCTATCCCGGGCAAAACGGCCTCGACGTTCAACATCCCGTCTTTGGCATCCGGCGATGCTGGCTCTTACACCTGCGAAGTCACCGACGCCGCGGGCAAGACCATCACTTCTGGCGCGTGTGTCGTCACGTTCAGCTAACCACTCTGGCCCGGTTCGCCGGGCTTTTTTACGGCCCCATCCTGCACCTTTCTAAGGAACCGAAATGACCCAATTCTCCCTGATCCCAAACCCGACCTTTTCCGCCACTGCCAGCATTCCGCGCGCCGGTGCTGAAGACGGCAAGCTGACCTTTACCTTCCGCCATAAGACGCTCGAAGAGCTGCACGCCATGGATGAGAAGCTGCGCAAAGGCGCCGAAGGCAAAAAGTCCCTTATCGAGCCACAGGCCGATTACCTGATGGAGATCGTTGATGGATGGGCACTGCCTGACGAGTTCAACCGCGATAACGTGGTGGTCCTCCTCCAGAACTACCCGCGCGCGTTCGACAACATCGGCCTGGCCTACACCAAAGAGCTGATGGGTGTACGAGAAAAAAACTGAGGCAGGTCGCCGCAGCGTTGTACACGCCGGGACCGACTCTCGCGGAGTTAGCCGCTTTTGGTTTGACGCCTGAGGACGTGGAGGAAGAGGTGGGGATCCTGCCGTCGGTATGGAAATCATTCACCATCTTCTCTGCACTGGCGACTCAATGGCGCGTTGGCGCGGGCGGGGCGACCGGCCTTGATTACAACGTTCTCCCCTGGGTGTTTGAGTTACACGGGGTTGATGATGCGGCGGCCTGCATGGCTGACCTTCAGATTATGGAAAGCGAGGCTCTCAAAGTAATGCACAAGGAGACGAAATAATGACAGACCAGATCGCCTCGATTACTTTGCGGGCCGATGTTTCTGACCTGAAAACTGCCAGCAATGAGCTGGATAAACTCGGTGAAGCCGCGGCTGGTGCCGTCGGCAAAGCTGATGACCTTAACAGCGTTTTCCGCGCTGGTGCTGAGTCTGCAAAGCAGGGCAGCGAAGGCATCAAGGAGCAACAGGCTGCGCTGAAAGGCCTGCTTGAGAATATCGATCCGGTAAACAAAGCGCTGAACCGGCTGGACGAACAACAGGCCGCGCTGCGTAACTTCCAGACCAAAGGCTTTCTGGATACCGATGATTTTCAGCACTACAACAAAATCCTGGACGATACCCGGCTTAAGCTGACGGATACCGGCGAAGCAGCGGCGCGTGCCCAGGCAGAACTCGCGGCCACTCAGGCGGCAGAGAAGCAATCAGCCGCGCTGAAGAACCTGCTGGGTTCAATCGACCCGACGATCCGCGCATTCAACTCGCTGGACGAGCAGCATGCACAGCTGGTGTCACATTTCGAAGCGGGGCGCATTAACGGCACCCAGTTCGAGCATTTCAACACCATCCTCAACCAGACGCGTGAACGACTCTCTGGCGTGGCTGACGTGTTGCCTGAAGCGCTATCCCGGCAGGAGGCCGCAGCACGCCGCGCTGGTATCTCCGTGGGTCAGTACAGCGCAGCAATGCGCACACTACCGGCACAGTTCACCGATATCGCCACGCAGCTGGCTGGTGGACAGTCTCCGTTCCTGATCCTGCTCCAGCAGGGCGGGCAGATTAAAGACCAGTTTGGCGGGGTCAAAGGGGCGCTGACAGGGGTTGGCGATTATCTGCGAACACTGATTGGCTTTGTTAACCCTCTCACCCTCAGCCTTGCCGGCTTAACTGTGGGCGCAGGCGCGCTGGCAGTTGCCTGGTACCAGGGAAGCCAGGAAGCGAGTGAATTCAATCGCCAGCTACTGCTGACTGGGAGCTACACAGGGAAAACCTCCGCTGACCTTGCCAATATGGCTGAGCGCATTGGCGGAAGCGCCGGAAAAATTTCTGTGGCAGCGCAGGCCATTGCGGCCGCGCTGGGTACCGGTGCATTCAAAGGTAATGCTCTGGAGACCGTTGCGGCCTCAGCCGTGGCTATGCAGAGCGCCACCGGGCAGGCTATCGATAAAACAATCGCTGATTTCAAACGGCTTGCGGATGATCCTGTAAAAGCCTCTATTGCCTTGAATGAGCAGTATCACTATCTGAACGCGACCATTTACGATCAGATTGTTGCTCTGCAAAAGCAGGGGGATGCCACAGGCGCGGCAAAATTGGCGATGGACACTTACGCCAACGCCATGAAGAGCCGTTCGAGCCAGATTAAGGAGAATCTGGGTGATATTGAACGGCTCTGGAAGGCAATTAAAGACAGTGCGGCATCAGCCTGGGATCAGATGCTTAACGTCGGGCGGCAGGTTACCCCGGAAGATACGCTCAAAGGCCTGAGAGAGCGGCTTAAGGCGCAGCAGGAAACGCTAAAAACTCTTCAGGGAAGTACTGCTGCAAGTCCTGATTATGGTTATGGTCGGCAAAGCAGTAACTTCCAGGATGCGGCGGCCTCGCAGCGTCGTAAGGACCAAGAGGCGCTGGTTGCTTCGACCAAATCGCAGATCAGTGCCTTAGAGAAAACCCTGGCACTGGAGAGTGACATTTCCGCAGCTAAAGGCAAGGCTGCTGAGGATAATCAACGCGACCTTGAGGCGTCGCAGCGTCGAAATAACAACCTTGAACAGTACGAATCCAATGCCATAAAGCGTGCCCGTGAGCTTAAACAGCTTGCCGCTGACCGGACAAAATATACTGATACCGAATACCAGATGATTAAGGCTGGTATCGAGAAGCGTTACGCCGATGCCAAAACCCCAAAAACTCCAGCGGTAAAGATTGATACCGGCACGCGCAGTTTAGACAGCACCAATGCTGAAACCCTCTCATTGCAAGCCCAGCTGAAAACGCTTCAGGAGCATCGTGATCTTAACGATGTGATAAGTCAGCAGCGCAAGCAGCAATGGGATCTGATCTCGAAATTCAGCATTCTGGAGGAAGCCTCCAAAACCCGAGCGCTTTCGAAAGACGAACAGGCTCTGCTGGCGACCAAAGACCGAGCTTTGGCTCAGGCAGAGGTTAATGCCGGGCTGGGTGATCAGATTGCTATTCAGGAACGACTGAATCGGTTGCAGGACAGTTCTCAGAAGTACGTCACTCAGATGGCTGAGAAGACAGCAGCTCTTAGAGAGAGTGCAGGATTAAGTTCTCGTCAGGCTCAGCAACTGCGGGAAGAAGCCCAATTGCGCCAGGGCTGGTTAAATGGCGGAGGTGATCTCGAAGATTCTAGATACCAGAAGGAACTGGCGGCGCTTAAAAACTATTATTCCGAAGAGGATAGGTTGCGAAGCGATTGGAAGTCTGGCGCAGTAAGTGGCTGGAATGAGTATCTGGACGCTGCCACTAACACCTACGATGCCGTCAAAAACGTTGCCAGTTCCACGCTAACAGGTCTAAGCGACATGCTTACCGAACTTATGACAACCGGCAAAGCATCGGTTAAAGAGTTCGGCAAGTCGATGCTTAAGATGATCCTGGACGTGACGAACCGCCTCATGGTTGCCTATGCAGTGCAGGCCGCAATGGGCTGGATCAGTGGCGGCTCTGGTGGCGGCGCTGCGCCGCTCGGAGCGTATGCGAATGCAGCAGCAGGTGTAACGTTCAACGCCAAAGGCGGAGTATATGAATCGCCAGGCCTCAGCAAGTACGTAAATGGCGTCTACGATTCACCTCAGTATTTCACGTTCCAGGGAGCCTCGAAGTTTGCCAAGGGTGGTGTTTTTGCCGAGGCAGGCGAAGAGGCAATCATGCCGCTTACGCGGGATTCTGCTGGAAGACTAGGTGTCAGGGCTCAGGGCGGTGGTGGAGCAGCCCCGGTGATTAACACCACTATCAATGTAGATGCTGGTGGCTCTGCAACAGCCCATACGTCCAGTTCTGGTGATACCATGGGGCGTGTGCTTGCGGATGAAATGCAAAATGCTGCGCTTCAGGTGGTTCAAAAACACCTAAAGCCTGGCGGCATGATCTACAACTTCAGCAAAGGAAGATAGAGATCTTTCCACCTCTCGGATATGATGCATATATCATAGACATGGAGAATTTTATGGAGCGAAGAGAGGTGGAAAAGCTTGGTGGATTCAATTTGAATGTGTCTGGATACGCCAAAGAAGATGATGCAAGAGCCGCAGGAAATAATACCGGGGAAGTTATAAGAGCATTGTCAGATTTCATTGACCTTAGCTATCTTGATGGCGTCACGATTAGTTACGACTATGAAAGTGCTCTGCTTTCGTTGGATCGTGGCATTGATATTGAAACCAAACTAAAGCCATCCTCCGGGGATGTTGTTGGTGTGGCCATGACACCAATGGTAATACGTAATGGAAGTGTCAAAAGCCATATTGTTCTTAATGCAGCATTTATAGAAGGCATTCTGGATGAAAACTATCAAGGAGAGGGGTTTCAGCAAGCCTTGGCAATTATTGCCCATGAATGCGGACATGTTTCTAATTGCGGCGCATTTGATAGATCTTTCCCCGGCAGGGCGCTAAGGCATAGATATTCTGACATCCATGAACATCTCCGCGGTGAGTGCTGGTTATCAGTCATAGACGAGTACTGTGCAACTAGACTCGCTGGTAATATTGGCCAAGATAACAATAAGCTTTATGAAGAATCATTTATTCTTTGTTCTAGAAAATTATACTTAAACATTAAAAAATCGAAACTTGAGTATAGCTCCCATCGAAATGTGGATAGGACTTTAAATGAGGTTTATGAGCAGATTACAACAATGCTTAAGTTGACCGCTTATTACTTAGGGGATTGCGCAGCCAAAAACATCGACTACTTAACAAGTAGCGGGTTGGGAGATAAAGATCTGTCTTGGCTAAAACCCCACATTGCTAATTTAAATCAAGCCTGTGTTAATATATTTGAAAGCTATGGAAGATGGACGTCCATTTCAGAAATGAATGCTGTTTCCGATATACTTGATAAAATCGCCAGGGAGTGTGGTGTTAGTATCCGCAAGGTTGGCGAAGGATTTTGGGTGGATATTTTTTAAAATTTTAATTACTGAGCAGCGGTTGAGGGTTAATGGGTTTTCATAGGCACCTTTTAGTCTGGTGTTTAAAATAATGTTGTATCTACCCATTGCTGGGAAATATTTACCCCCCCCCCCGCACCTCTCAAAAATTTTTAATTCATTGCCAGAAACATAACATTCAAGGAGATGATAGTGAAAAGGGCTTTATTGGTTTTAGCTTTTGTCGGGCTAACTGGCTGCGACAATCCACCTGCGAAAAACAATGCATCCGCAACAGATTCGAAACCAAGCATTTCAGAAATGATAGCGAATGGGACTGAGGAAAAAACATCACAATGTGTCAAGGGAGACGTGTCTTTAAATTGTGAGTTTCTCTCAGGAGATTTACTTGGCACGGGTAAGTGGCATTATGCCAAAGTGTTCATTTCTAAGGACGGTAAGGTTGATGTAACTGTTGATGCGGAAAGATTCTTTTCTGTCGGCTCTGATAGTTATTTCCACGAAGGTGTGGATGTTGGATCATTCAAATTCAAAGGTGTTAAAGACTCCAAAGCTGAGGTCAGGATTAGTAATTCCAACTCAGGTTCAACTATCAGTCTCGATGTATGGAATGCAGCTGATAAGCAGTTCATGATGGCAAGTTATTGATCATCAAGCCCCGTCTAGGGTTTTTAACCGATACCAAGCCTCGCTAATGCGGGGTTTTTTTATGGAGCAAACATGGCAGTCGAAACCTACAGCTGGCGCTCGCAGCTCGGCGCTGGACCTGTTGAATACAGCCAGGCGGTGCGTGCGGCGCAGTTTGGCGATGGCTATGAGCAGGTGGCTGAGAACGGCATCAACTCCACGGCGATCCAGGTACCGATGAAACATACCGGCACTGAAACAGAGGTAAACGCAGTGCGCGATTTCCTTCTGGCTCATACCGTGAAGGCCTTTATCATTACGCCGCCGGGCGAAGATAAGGGGCTGTACCGCGTTGTCGCCGACTCTGTTCGCAAAAACCAGATCAACAGCAAGTATGCAGAGCTGACATTCACCATTAAGCGCGCGTATGGCGTATTTGCCTGAGGTATGACATGACAGCACTGATTGATACAGCAGCGAAACTGGCACCAGGTGGCAGGGTCCGCTTGGTCGAAGTGGATGCCTCAGAGTTCAGCGGCGGGATCCACCGCTTCCACTACAGCCCATTTCCCCATACACCTGCCGAGATTGACGCGGCGAACGGCGACGAGGCCAGGCTTGGGCCGAAGCCCATAATCTGGGATGGCAACGCCTACGAGTTCTGGCCTTTCCAGATTACCGACCTGGCGCTTTCAACGGATCAGGCCGCCGAGCCAAAGCTCAGCGTGTCTAACCTCGACGGCCATATCACTGCGCTGTGTCTCCAGTTCAAAGACATGGTGAATGCAAGAGTGAGCATCATCGACACCTATGCGGTTTACCTGGATGCGGTGAACTTCCCGGGCGGAGTAAATCCGACAGCAGACCCGACGATGTTCTCCCTGCAGACCTTCTGGCTGGATACCAAAACCTCTGAAGATGACGAGGTTGTGTCCTGGTCGCTCAGCAGCCCGGCAGACCTGCAGAACCTTGTTATACCCACCCGGCAGATCACCTCGCTCTGCGAATGGGCGCTGCGCGGACAATATCGCAGCGGTGACGGCTGCACCTACAACGGCACGGCGTATTTCGACGCGAAGGGCAACGCGGTAGCTGACCCGGCGTTTGATGTATGCGGAGGGTGCCTCAGTGACTGCCGCAAGCGTTTCGGCGCCGGGCTGGCAGAACCGAACACTGCCGTTCTTGATTTCGGCGGCTACCCGGCGACAGTTCTCTTCACCCGATAACCGGATATACCCATGAACAAAACCATTATGACGGCGATCCGGGCGCATGCGCTGGAGGAATCCCCACGCGAGTGTTGCGGCTTCGTCATTCAGTCAGGACGGCGCCAGCGCTATATCCCGGTGCCGAACAGCCACGAAAATCCGACAGAGCATTTCCGAATTGACGGCGAACACTGGGCGAACGCCGAGGACGCCGGGACCATTGTCCGCGTCATTCACTCCCACCCGGGCGATGGCGCACGGCCTATCGCCTCTAACCTTGATCGCCAGCAGTGCAATAACTCTGGTGTGGTCTGGGGTATTTACGCGCCGGACTGTGATGAATACGCAGAGATAACACCGGACTCCATCCCGCTGATTGGCCGCCCGTTCCTCCTTGGCTCGCATGACTGCTGGGGGCTGGTCATGGACTGGCACGCTACACAGGGCGTAGCGCTGAACGATTTCCGGGTGGATTATCCGTGGTGGGAAAGCCAGTACCCCGACAACCTCTATTTCGATAACTGGGAGTGCGAGGGGTTTGTCGAATGCGACCCCGCGCCCGGGTGTATGGTCATCATGCAGGTCGAGTCGGACAAGTGGAACCATGCGGGGATCATCACCGAAGAGGGCGAGCTGCTGCACCACCTGTACGGCCAGCCATCCTGCATCACTCCTTATGCCCGTGGATATTTTAAAGACCGGACGATGATCTGCGTTCGGCACAAAGACCTACCGCAGGAGATTAAGCCATGGCGCGCTTAACCACGATTCGATTGTATGGCGCGCTGGGTGCCCGGTTTGGCCGCGTTCACCGGCTGGCGGTGCAGACGTCAGCGGAAGCGGTAAAGGCGCTGTGCATCAACCTGGACGGGCTGGAAAGCTTTCTCATGAATGCCAAAAAAAACGGCATGACCTTCGCGGTGTTTCGTGGCAAACGCAACATCGGCGAACAGGATTTCAAGGAGCTGGGTGGTGACAGTGATATCCGCATCGCGCCTGTGCTGGAAGGGGCGAAAAAGGCAGGTTTATTTCAGACGATCCTTGGCGCAGTGATGGTGGTGGCGGGCATCGTGGTGTCTGGCCTCTCTGCTGGCTGGGCCAGTCCGGTCGGTGGTGCCATGATTTCTGCTGGTATCGGCATGGCTGCAGGCGGTATCTACCAGATGCTCTCGCCGCAGCCCAAAGGCCTTCAGGGGCGTGATGACCCCGACAATAAGCCCAGCTATGCCTTCGGCGGCGCAGTGAACACCCTGGCGATGGGCAACCCGGTCGCGCTGCTGTATGGCGAGCGCGAAATTGGCGGCGCCATTATCAGTGCGGGGATCGTGGCCGAGGACATCTGAGAATTTCTTACTCTTCAATTAGCACCTAATCGGGTGCTTTTTTTATGGATGCAATATGGCAACGATTACTGGTGCAAAAGGCGGCAGTCAGAAGCAGCACACGCCTGTTGAACAACCCGATTCCGCGCAGTCGATGGCGCGCTGCCGTATGCTGCTGGCGCTCGGTGAAGGCGAGTTTGCTGGTGGACTGGATGCTACCCGGATCTTCCTTGACGGCACGCCGCTGGGCAACGCCGACGGCTCGATGAACTTCGAGAATGTCTCCTGGGACTTTCGTCCGGGCACGCAGACGCAGTCGCCGATCCCCGGGTTCCCGGCCGTGGAGAACGAGACCAGCATTGGCGTGTCGCTGACGAAGGTCACTCCCTGGACCCGTGCCATCAGTAATACCCAGATTGACGCAGTGCTGGTGCGTATCGGCATTACCGGTCTGCAGCAGCAGGAGAATGAGGGCGATATCGTCGGCACTTCCGTCACCTATCACATCGATGTGGCTGTAGATGGCGGTGCATACAGCACTGTGCTCACCAAAACCGTAACGGAAAAGCTCAGTTCTCTGTACGAGCTGACCCACCGCATCAATCTGCCGAAGGCTAACACCGGCTGGCAGATCCGCGTGGTTCGCGATACCGCAGACAGCACCAGCCAGATGCTACAGAACAAGACACAAGTGCAGGCAATCACGGAGGTGATCGACGCGCGCCTGCGCTATCCGCATACCGCGCTGCTGTATGTGTCGTTCAACGCAAAATCCTTCAACAACATCCCGAAGATATCCTGCAAGCCGAAAGGGCGGATTATACGCATCCCGCAGAACTATGATCCGGTTAGCCGGGTTTATAACGGCACCTGGGATGGGACATTCAAATGGGGCTGGTCGAATAACCCGGCGTGGATCTGGTTTGATGTACTCACCGAGCCGCGCTTTGGCCTGGGTCGTCGGGTAACGGCAGCCATGCTGGATAAGTGGGAGCTGTACCGCATAGCCCAGCGCTGTGACCAGAAGGTGCCCGATGGTAAGGGCGGCACCGGTACCGAGCCGCGCTTCCTGTTTGACGTCTATATCCAGTCGCAGGCCGATGCCTGGCAGGTGATTAAGGATATCGCCGCTGGCTTCAACGGTATGACGTTCTGGGGCAACAACATATTCAATGTTGTCTCGGATATGCCAGCGGACACGTCGAAGCTGCAGATCCTCACTCGCGCATCGGTCGTCGGAAAGCCGAACTATTCCAGCGGCAGCGAGAAGAACCGCTACAGTTCGGCGCTGATTAACTTCAGCGACCCGGACAACCACTATCAGGATCGCACCACTGCGGTGATGTTTCCTGACCTGGTAAAGCAGTTCAAATTCAAGCAGACGCAGCTGACTGCCATTGGCTGTACGCGTGAGAGTGAGGCGCAGCGTCGCGGCGGCTGGGCGGTGTACTCCAACTATCTCGATCGCCTGATCACGCTGCAAACCGGGCTGGATGGCTTTGCCTATGTTCCCGGCACCGTGTTCGCTTTTGCGGATGAGCGCTTTTCCGGGCGAGTGTATGGCGGGCGCGTTGTGAGTTACAACGCCGGGCTTAAAGCCGTTACAACCGATCGCGGGACCAGCGCCGTTCCGGGCGACACGCTGATGATCCGCACACAGGGCGGCATTGTGGAAAACCGGGTCATTCAGGCGGTCAACGGCACGCAGTTAATCGTGGCCACGGCGTTTTCCTCTGCGCCAGCGCCAGATGCCGTTTTCGTTATCGATGCCGGACAGCTGCGCCTGCAGTATTTCCGTGTGATGAACCTGACATTCAACGACGAGGAGAACACCTACACCATTACGGGTGCGGAATACAACGCCTCGAAATATGACGCTGTCGATAACAATGCGCGCCTGGACATCCCGCCTGTCAGCCTGATTCCTACTGGTGTTGTCTCTCAGCCCGGAAACGTCGTGGTATCAAGCTACGACTCAGTGAGACAGGGGCAGCGCATTGCCACGCTGACGGCCTCCTGGGATGCTCCGCTGGATAAAGCAGGGAAACCGCAGGCAGACGTGATCGCCTACCAGGCACAGTGGCGAAGGGGTGACAGCGAGTGGGTTAACGTTCCGCAAACCGGGCTTCGCAATATCGAAGTGCCGGGGATCTACGAAGGTGATTACCTGGTGCGTGTCAGGGCGATTAACGCTGGCGGCGCATCCAGCCTGTGGGCCACCTCAGTGCTGACGCATCTCAAGGGCCGGGCCGGTGATGTGCCAAAGCCCGCCAATTTCCGTACCACGCCGTTGCTCTGGGGCGTACAGCTTGACTGGGATTTCCCGGCTGGTACCGGCGATACCTTACAGACGGAGATCCAGTATTCCACTGCATCGTCCGGCACAAATCCGCTTCTGCTGGCCGGGGTTCCCTATCCGCAGCATGTTTATCAGCAACTGGGCCTGAAAGCCGGGGTGGGATTCTGGTACCGCGCGCGGCTTGTCGATCGCACCGGCAATAAGTCGGCATGGACTGACTTCATTCAGGGCAGCAGCAGCTCGGTAGCAGCTGATTACTTGGTGGATATCGACAACCAGATCAAACAGACAGACGCGTATAAGGAACTCACCTCGGATATCGCCGATCTCAGCGACGATATTCAGTCAGCGCGCGACGACATCAGCAAAGTCACGACAGAGTCGGCGGCAACCAAAGCAGGCCTGGCACAGGAGGTAACGGACCGTAAGAAAGCCATCACCGACGAGGCTGCGGCGCGAGGCCAGGCGCTGCTGACCGAGAAGAACGAGCGCGTCGCGGATATCAGTAACGTCAATCAGACGATCCAGACCACCACCGAGTCACTGGCGCAGCAGATTGGGCAGATTTCTGCTGGCACCGGCTCGCAGTTCGACCCGGCAAAAATCTGGTACTTCGATTCGACAGTAGAGGGCTGGACCGGGAACGGAACCCCGACGATTGTTGACGGCTGGATCCGCCCGGCGAACCATGCCACAGATCCGTGGGTGGCGTCTCCCGGTTCACTGGGTATTAACTCGTCGTCCTATCGCTTCGTTAAACTGCGCATCAGGAAGTTCGGGGCGCCGGGCTGGGCGGGGCAGCTGCGGTGGCGTGGTACCGGTGGCTTCAACGACACCAATATGGTCACCGTCGCCGAGCCTGCTTATGACGCGAACGGGATCGCCACGCTGGAGTTCGACAATATCCCCTGGCTGACTGAAGCCACGATGAATCAGTTCAGGCTGGATCTGTCCACCAAGCAGGATGCGACGAACTACTACCTGATTGACTGGGTGGCGCTCGGACGGCCTACTCCCGGTGCAGGGATGGCGGCCCTTCAGGCAGAAACGACAGCCCGTGTCCAGGGCGACCAGGCGGAAGCCACAGCGCGCGAGACGCTGGCGGCGCAGATCCGGGGCGATTATACCGGTGATGATCCGTCGAAGCTGGCCTCGGGCCTGCTCTACACCGAACGCCAGGCACGCATCACGGCGCAGGAAGCGGAGGTGACAGCCCGGACAGCGCTGGAAGCGACCGTTAACGCCAACAAAGCCAGCGTGACGCAGGAGCTGGCAACGCTGACGACTGAGCAGGAGGCGCAGGCCACCACGCTGTCGGGCCTGCAGACCACCGTCGGGAAAAATACCGGCGATATCACGCGCATCGATAAAGCCGTCGCTGATAACAACAAGGCGCAGACTACCGCGCTGGCTGCTGTTAAAGCCACAACCGACCAGAACACGGCGAATATCAGCACGGAAACCACGGCCCGTACGGATGGTGACAGCGCGCTGGGGCGTCGTATCGACAGCCTGAAAGTGGATGTGGACGGTAACACGGCCAGCCGCGATGCCGGTATCGTCGGCAACGTCACCAATGCTCTCGCCAACTTCATGGCTTTCTCTAATCAGCGCGTCACGTTTGCCGTTGGCGAAACAAAAACGATGGCTGAGATCACGGAGGCCCGGAAGACCGCCGCGGATGCCACAAGTGCTGTGGCGGAGCAGGTCACAAACCTTAAGGCCACGGTTGAGCAAAACGGCCAGACCAACGCTGCCGCCATTACGCGCATTGATAAAGCCGTTACGGATCTGGAGAGCGCCACAGCTACCAGCATTCAGCAGGTGACTGCGTCGATTGGGCAAACCAACGCTAACGTCCAGACGACCAGCCAGGCTGTTGCTGACATCAATGGCAAGCTGAACGCGCAATGGGGAGTTAAAGTCCAGGTGGAAGCGAACGGTGTTAAACGCATCGCGGGTATCCAGCTGGGCATTGACGGTACAGGGGCCTCAAACTTCCTGATTTCTGCCGATACGTTCGCGGTGTATAACCCGACGACGAACGGGCAGGAGCTGGTGTTTGCGGCGACTGGCGGGCAGATGTTCCTGCGTTCGGCATTCATCCAGGATGGCTCGATTGATAACGCCAAAATCGGATTCCAGATTAGCTCCAGCGACTGGAACGATCTTGGACCGTGGGACCCGAACGGGCGTGGCTGGTGCATCAGAAAAGACGGCTCTGCCTATTTCAATAGCGTGACAATAAGAGGAACAGTTTACGCCACTAACGGGAGTTTTTCCGGGACGGTTTACGCGACGGACGGCAGCTTTAAGGGCACCGTAGAGGCAACGTCTTTCATTGGAGACGTGGCAAACACTGGGGTATTCCCCGACGCCACCGGCAGATCAAACGGCATCGCAACTGCGACCGTGAACATGCATTACACCGATTCCAGCAATAACGGACTCGGCAAAAACGCCGTTGTGGAGGCGATGATCTACGTGCGAGGGATTACAGGTGCGGTCACGGCCACCGTGCAGATGGTCATTGCAGGCAACACCCGCACGATTAACTACGATGTCCCCATTGGTGGGGTATGGCTCACCGCCCGACATGCGGCGTCCGGCATGGGCGGCCAGCGTATCGACGCTAGCATCACCGTTACTTCCAGTAATGCGTCGGTGGGTGTTACCGCCCCGACAATGACGGTAACGCGCGGTACCGGCTCTTTCTCCTCCTGATCCTCATAACCACACCTCAATAACCCAGCTCCGGCTGGTTTTTTATTTTAAGGACATCACGAATGGCCACACTTGATGACGATTTGGCGAAAGCCGTCACAGAAGGGTTTCGCCTGGCGCAAGGCAGTATCATCAACCAGGACCTGATTTTATCGGGCGCCGGTGACGTCACCGTAACCCTGGCAGACGGTTCAAAAAAGACGGGTCCCAGCTGGACGAAGCTGATCGCCCAGGCGGGTGCGGCAGGAGCCAGCGCTGCTGCTGCCAAAACCTCAGAAACGAACGCAAAAACCTCTGAGACGAATGCGAACTCATCAAAGACCGCAGCAGCAAGCAGCGCTTCAGCAGCCAAGACCAGCGAAACGAATGCCAAAACCTTCGAGACGAACGCAAAAACGTCTGAGACGAATGCCAAAACGTCGGAGAACAACGCGGCCGCCAGCGCCAGCAGTGCCGCAGCATCACTTGCGGCCGCACAGTTGCTGACGTCTGTACCCTATGAGGAAGCCCCATTCCCTGACGTCTGGTTGCCGCTGAATGATGACCTCCGCTTGCTGGCTGGGTTTGCGCCTTACGACCGGCTGACCATTTCCGGGCAGGTGCTGGAGTTAGCAACAAAATCAGCGACCTTTACCCGATCAACCAAAGCAACGTATATCGACAAATCCGGCGTATTACAGACCGCAGATATTAACGAACCGCGCTTTGAAAAGGCTGGGTTATTACTGGAATCTCAGGCCACAAACTTATATATAAATTCCGAGCAATGGGGAGCAGGATCGAGAGTTAACACCACGAACAACAGTGGTGACTCACCTCGTGGCGATAAAACGATGGCGCTGATAATTGAGGATACAGCGGGGGCAGAACACTACACGCAGGATCGCAATATTGCTTTGGTAGCAGGAACAACTTATTGCTTTTCCGTTTTTGTTAAGGCTCACTCCAGTCCACGCAACTTATATTTGCGTGTTGCTTCTGGTAGCACATCTCAAACTTTCTTTGATCCGGTTACAGGGGCATGGTCTGGTAATGCGGGCGGAGCTGATTATATTGATCGCGGGTTCGAGGATTTGGGAAGCGGCATTTATCGCGTATGGATGGCATTCACAGCCGCCGCAAGCCAAAGCACAGTTATTCGCCTTCAATTAGCAAACGGCGTTTCATCAAACTACACCGGTGATGGCAAGTCAGGTTTATATGTATGGGGCGCGCAGTTAGAGGACAGTCCTTTCCCTACTTCATATATCAAAACCGAGGCGTCTACCGTTGCACGCACCGCAGACAGTTGGAGCATTCCTGTTGAAAATGCCGGATATAAAACCCTTGCAACTCTGTTTAATAGGACCGTTGCAGCGGAGTTAACAGCAAAGTTTATGCCTGTGGGTGGCTATACTGAGGCTATATCTGTCCAGGGACCCAGATATGACATCGTTTGTCGACTCGATACGAATAAAATGATGCGTTCCTACCGCAGTAACCCGCTGGAGATTGCTCTAGAAAATGGGGCGTCAGGTATATTCGCATATACCATCACGGGCAATGCTGTGTCTATGTCATTTATTGGAAAGACCACTTCAGGTACCCGAACCAATGCCGATGTTAATGCGATCACGAAATTCGGTAACGTAGCCCAATCTACTGCAAGGTTCGTTTATTACCTTCGCAACTTCCGTATCTGGCACCGCCTGCTAACTCCCAACCAAATTAATGGACTCCGCTAATGAGAGACTTATATCTGCGCTTTAATGATGCCGACCAAATGCGCACGCAACTAATCGCGGCGGGATTTTTGGATGATGAAGAGCAGGGAGGTTTGTATCACCCGCATATCAGCCTGGACATCGTCGGCGCTATCACGGTCCCTGCTGAAGTTATCAATCCCGGTGAAGAAAACGAAGTTATCAAGTACACCACCGAACCCGGCTATCACGTCAATTTGCGGGTCATGAATGACTCGCTCGATTTATCCGGGCTGAACGACTTTGTGGTTACACCGAAAACACCGGCTCGCGTCTGGGCTTAGGAGTTAAATCATGGTAAACAGAAAAGATACAGTTACCCTGGCAGCAGCGGACGTAAAAGCACTTAGCACTGATTCAGGCGGCGTCGTAAACGGCAATGTGCAGGTAACTGGCAAATTGACGGTTAATGCTGGCGGCAGTGTTTTTTCAGACATTCACACCAGCCCGGGAGGCGGCTGTGGGGTTAAGGCGTGGCGACCTGAATCCAACAACTACATTGAATTAAACAACGTTACAAATGACAGTAGCGAAGGGAGTTTTGTAAGTCAGCTCTCCGGTGGCTGGTACACAGCAGGCTGGTCTATTGGAGGCGTAAGAGGAGGTTCTTCTAATCTCGACCGAGTTCAAATTAACGTCAATGGGGGATCGTCAAATGTATGGTCGTCTTATCTCTTCGGTGCTAACGGCAACGCTGGCGGCGGAACGTGGAACAACCCGTCCGATGAGCGACTGAAATACAACATTAAAACTATTGAAAACCCTATCGAGAAAATGCGCTTATTTCATGGGAAAACTTTCACTTATAAAAAGGGGGATGTTGACTCTGCAGGGTATATTGCCCAGGAAGTGCAAAAGGTATTACCGGAAGTAGTCGGTGAGGATAATGATGGATTCCTGTCTCTGAATGTCGCAGGCGTTGGAGCGCTTCACCATGAGGCCATTCTCGCTCTTATAGATACTCTCGACAACCTCACTGCGCAGGTCGCCCAGTTGCAGGCTGAGATTAACGCGCTGAAAGCGTAACAGCATCATGATGTTCAGCAGTAATAATCAATAGACATAGCTGCCTATTTCTTCGCTGGTCGCTCACCTCTTACCTATGAAGTAATACAGGTGCTGAAGTAAAAATTTCTTGATGCTGATGACAGTAGAAAAATAGGTTCTAAGATTCCTTAAGAGCAAACCTGAGAACATGGAGTTTCTTATGACGATAGCTATTCTGGCTGTTTTAACAGCGCTTATGATTCCTTCGGGGCTTATCTATATTTTGAGACAGTTAATGAGCGCCTGGTGTGATCCGGAACGTCACTAGGGTGGTGAACCCTATCTCTGGAGCAGCTGAACAGCAAAAAAAAGCCCGCACGGGAGCGGGCATAACTCCCTTAGCTTTGTTATCAATCCCGCGTTCAGGACGCAGGTTGTTAACATATCGGCAGCATGAGCCATAACTTTAACAATGCAATTTCATAGATTGTCGACTGGCCAACGGCACAAGCGGAAATGGAGGGGCATGTTCTGCTGGTTAAATGTTATGGCCGAACGCAGTTTGCGAAACTCAGGGGAAGGGCGTTAATCACGGATGACGGCGAGGCGATAGAAGGTGACGCAGTGGAAGAGGTCGAAGTCATGGGCAGGGTGACGTTCTTTATCAACAGCACGGATGATGGCATCCCGGTGTAAGATGCCGTTCATACCTGTCCGCTAAAAGGCCACCTGATAAATTCTCGTACGAAGTATCGACTCTTTTCGTGATTTAACATGATTTTAACTGAATAGCTCGATACACATGTCTTCAAAGCAGAAACTGAATGATGATATTGTGAATAAGATATTTTCGACAATGTTATAAGCGAATTCAAGGGACTTAACCTAAATTGAATTGTGTCAATGTGCAGGTACGCACTAACATATAAACGATAATTAATAGCGCAGCAATTCTCTGGGGGTTGTTATAAAAATGGAAGAACTTAAATCAAATTCAGTTTCAGACCGCGATTATAATCCTGTTTACGCATCTGCCGCTTCGGGCGATGTTGACGCCCAAATTAAACTCGGAAAGATGTACCGTGATGGTAACGGGATTGAGAAAGACGGCAAAAAGGCCGTCGAGTGGTTAACTAAGGCCGCTGAACAAGGTAGCCTTAATGCCCATTACCTTTTAGGCGACATATATGCTTCGGGAAACGGAGTCCCTCTGAGCTATTCAAAAGCCCTGGAGTGGTTCAAATTTCCGTTAGATCAGGGCGACTCGGATACTCAGGTTTACGTGGGATGGCTGCACGAAAATGGGTATGGGGTTCCTAAGGATAATTCAAAAGCTATTGAATATTATGCACTCGCCGTAGAACAAGGTCATAGTACTGGCCAACATAACCTCGGGTACTTTTACGAACAGGGTATTGGAGTGCCTAAAGATGAAAATAAGGCATTCGAATATTATACCTTATCAGCGCAACAAGGAGATAGTAACGGCCAGAGAAAACTGGGCGAATTGCATATTTTCCGCAAGGATTATGATAAAGGCAAAGAATATCTTCGTCTGGCCGCTGAGCAGGGTAACCAAAAGGCCCTTGAAACGCTAAAAAAAATTGAAGCGGTTCAAGAAAAACACAGAATCGAAGACAGCATCAAGAAATTCACCTGTACCGTATGCAAAAAACAAAACCCGTGGGGACAAAAATATTGCTCTCACTGTTCTTCGATAGTTAAGTACGCGCCTGCATGGAAATATGTATGGCTCGGTGTCTTAACGGGTGTTGTTACGGCTGGATATGGTTTAACTCAAGGTGCAAGTCTGACTGAGGCGGCTTTCGCTTTTGTTTTCCCATGGCTGGCAGTAATGCTGCTGGCTAAATTGTTCGGTGGAACAAGAGCTGTTTCCATACCATGATGAACCCCTTAGCTATTGTAGCGCATACCACTGTTCTTAAAATGAATAGGGCTACAGAATGGCAAATGCCATGGTAGAGGTTTGTTAATCTAAAACAATAAGTAAAAACTTACAGAGGGAAAATTTGTGCCACGTTTTTCGTCGTCACTGTTCCGGCGAAAAATGGTTCCAGCCGTGGAGCTCCTCCTCCACGGCTACTTTTCAGAAAATATCGTGACGCCTTAACAAAGAAATTTCTCGAATGGTCGCTCGCCCTCATGACAAAAATGGAGCGAGACAAACTTTTATTTGCTGATGTGTATTTTGTGCCCACTTCTGGCACCAAACGCCCTACCGTGGGCGCTACAGTTACAGACCTAATCCGGCAACCATTCACATATCGATCTCTTCAAACATCTCTTCCAGCACGCGATTCAACTTTTCCCGGTCACTTTTGCTGGCATCGCTGTTAAGGCTGTTCGCGTGCATCGTTTTATCCGGCGGCTGGATTCAGTTTAGAAGAATGATGGGTTGGGCTTTAATTACGGATGAAGGCGAAGCGATTTGCCAAGCATTTATCAATGCAGCAGCAGCTTCTCTTGTCGCTTTGGTTATCTCAAATTGCACAGGGCTACCGGTTTTCTGTAGCACCACCGTTGCTCTGCTTGAAACAGAGCTACTATATGCACATCAGTTACTGTGAGTTTGACCAGATCACAGCCTCGAATCTTACTGCCCAAGGCTATATTGACAGAGCCAAATCGTTTGTTTTACCTTCCAGTTCAATCCGGATACGGATCCCCCTGATTTGAGTTATCTATTCATCATTTAACTCTTTTGAGTCAGGCCAGAAGATCTTTAAATAACCATTTTTATCATATTTTGAAAAAAGATTACCTTGGAAGCAAAATATCCCAGCGGATTCTAACCACATCCATTCTTCTGGTAGTTCGACACCTGTTGCACAGATTCTTATCTCTAAAAGTTCACAGCAGCGAATTAAACTCTGTAGTATCGCCTGCTTAGAACCGTCTTTATGTATATCCTGGATCAGCTGAGGGTGTATTTTGAGCTTCTCAGGCTGGAATTTCGAAAGAAAGAATAAACCTGCACTGCCCACACCAAAGTCATTAATGGCAACGCATAGACCGCAACTTTTGAGCATCTGCACTGAATGCGCAAACTCATCAATTTCAGGGATTATTTCGCTCTCTGAAAACTCAACTATAACTTGTTCTGGATACAAGTTGCTGTCTCGAATGTAATCGAGCAATAGCTTGATCGCATCAGGCACTCTTAATAAGGTTAAAGGCAGGAGTGTTATTGATACTCTTTGTGAAGATGTAATTAATTTACCTGCGGTTTTTAATAAATCTCTCTTGGACTCCAGATCAAAAAGTAAATTATTAGCTGTTATGTTGTCTTTGTCTGATTTTGCACTCAGTACAAAAGAATGTATCTGGCCAGCGAGAGGGTCTATAACTGCATGCATGTTTTCGACTATAGCTGGATTAACCGATGATACATCTATTTCATCAGATGAAAAAAACCAACTGAAACTATCAGGAAGTTCATAATAGCTATCGTTCTCAGCTGAATCTATAAATGTACGGAAAAACCTTAAAGCTCTGTCATTGTAAAGCAATTTATGTTGGGTTGTTCCACGTTGAAGAACCCTGTCCAGACACTCGTCTTTACTGAATAGTCTTATATCAATTAATTCCATGCCTGAGCGGCCAAATCGTCGATAAGGGGCATAATCGGATAAGAGTTCTACAATGTTAAAGTGAAGTGTATCTAGGCAAATCTTTTTATAGATTTGCATTACAGCTGCTTCTTCACCTTCCAAGAGCTGTAAGAAATGAATCCCATTGAAAAGTAAAACACCAGTTACCCCCGCACGTTCATTTCGGTCATTAGCTTGATTGACCATGTCAATAATGGATTGAATTGGTGCATCAGCTCGCAGGTGGCTTCGATAGATGAGAGTGGTAAGCAT